ACTGCCCCAGCCCCCTGACGAGCACCTAGCTGGTTAGCATAAGAGAATGAGTCTTCAAGAAGCTTCATTACTGGAATGACCCCTGAAGACTGGTTCTCAACCTTTTTGATTGGAGCACCTGCTTCACGAAGGTTTGTTAGGTTTAGTGCTACACCACCACCACGCTTTGAAAGCTGGAGTGAGGAGTTGATTGCACGAGCAATCGATTCCATATTATCCTCAATACGGAGTAGGAAGCAAGAAACAAACTCTCCCCTTTGTTTCTTTGCAGCATTGAGAAATGTTGGTGTAGCAGGTTGAAAGCGACCAGAGATTAGTTCATCAACTATATCAATCGCAAGTACTTTATTTCCGTTGGCAAGCATAAGGGCTGTAACAACTACACGATCTTCAAATCGTTCTAGATAGCGTGAGCCATCGAATGTCTTGAGTGCATATGAGGTATAGAACTTGTATGCTCCAAGGAATGTTGGGAAGCGGAATCGCTTTGCGTATGCGTGTTGAAACGCTGACTTAATAAAAGGGAAGTCGTAGAGATCTAAAACATCCTTGTCATAGTATTCGTGTTCAACTAAATAGTCCAGCTTCTCCTGAAGGCTGTGGAAGAAGACAGTATTTTGGTTCACGTGGTCAAGGAAGTATGCCTTTGCAGCCTCCTTGTCTTTGTGAAACTGAATCTGACCATTCTCGTCATAGAGATTCAGCATTGCATTTAGTTCGTGGTAACTGTAGTTACTTGTCATCTAGCATCGCCAGCCTTTCTTTTATAGTGTTTACATCGTGGTCTGTGCCGAATATCTCTACCCTGCCTAATATGGGGACACCTGTTTTAGCTGCAATCATTTCTGCAGCTTTACAGTAGTCTTCCCCAAAGTTTGTGTTCCCAAGCCCTACAACGCCTACTAGCTTGTCTCTGTTACTTGCTACATTAAGGAATGAGCGAACCTGCCTTGGAATAGCGTGGCTCTCGCTCCCACCGCCGTAGGTTGGAACAAATAGTACATATCTATCTTGTATTATGATTGGATCATCTGGATCACTGATTGGAATCCTGACTGCTTTTAATTCTAGCTTTTCTACAAACCTTTTAGTGTTTCCAGAATAGTTAGAAAAATAAACAATGTCTAAACTCATTGCTTGCTCCTAGATTGCTTTAAATTGGTCAAGATAGTCACGGACATCGTTTGGGATAGAGTTATATTCTATCACACCTTTAGGACGATCCGCAAGTGCAGTCTTAGGTTTTTGCTTAAACGTATGAATCTCTACCTCAAGGTTAAGGTCTTTAGGTGTATGAGAGATTGCACCAAAGATTGCACCACACACAGCATCTGCAAGGTCCTTAGATTTCTTGCGAGGGTGGTCAACCCTGTTGTTTCTCATAATCTTAAGCTCTGTTAACTCTTCAAAAAGTAGATCAATTGATGGCATAGCGAGACGTTCTTCGTAGACTAACATTGCCATATCTTCATAGTGCTTCTTAGCAACAGAAACAGTTTCAGTTCTCATACCCACCTGCTTTAGCTCGTTCTGAATATCGAATGATTGCCAACGGTCAAATGAGACCATACCAATATTAAATCCTAGACGACGCAGGTTCTGAATCCACTGCTTGACTTCTGACAGGTTGACAGGACCTTCTACTTTTGGCTCCCACCACGCTACCGCATCTACTACAACTACTGGTGCTACCTGCTGGTAATCCTTGATTACCTGAATGTTTACCCACTTGTCTACGTGAGCAATGGCTACAGCACACTTGTCGTGGCGTTGTGCAAGGTCAGCGTGTACAAAGTAAATCTTATCTGGGTCAGGAACGAAGGTCTCGTCAAATCGTCTGTTGCTGTCTAGTGGGTTACGAAGTGTCATTGCATTCTGGACTTTTTCAATCTGCTTAAAGAACGCATCTGAGCTATAGGTAGGCACACAGGCGAAACGCATCATAGCGTCTCCTAGGTCTGTGTAGAATGCCAGTTTAAAATCGTCAATCTTACGAGTGGGGTTTACTACCCACGTTGGTCTCTTGATTGCAAACATACCAGGATACTTATAGTTAATAATTGTGTCTTCATCCCACGAAATTTCTAGAGTGTTTCCGTCTGCATCTTCTGGCAGGTCTGGATTCATAATAAACTTGTGAGTCTTTGTAATAATTTCTTTGTCCATAATTACATCATCATAACGTTGTGAAATAAAGTCTCCAGGATAGCGAGGGAATGACAGTAGGGCTACCTTACCCAAGTCTGGGAAACGTGAATCTACAGAGGCACGGAAGGCTTTATAGATGTTGTCTGCGGTCTTGCCTTGTTCATTCCCAGTGTTTGTTTCTTGTGCAAAACCAGAGATCTCGTCAAGCACCGCTAGGATAAGGTTGAGACCCTCGTGTGATTCTCGCTCTGAGTGACCAGAATAAACAGTAATAGCATTATCAAACTCAATGCTATCTACCTTTGCGTAGAACTTGCCAGCGAACCAGGGGGAGCGTTCGATCTTAGACTTGAAACCTTTGAAGAAGACGTTCTTGGCTTGCTGTGCGTTAATAGCCACATTAATAATATCAATAGCGTCACCAGATGGCTTACCAAAGTATCTTGCTGGATCTTTGAGGCATAGAAGTTTGTACACGATATATGCACACGCTACTGTAGATACGAAGTCTTTGCCACTACCCTTGCCAAGCTGAAGAATGACTTCGTTCTTAGTATATTTCTTGTAGTATCGTGTACCCTCTTCAGTACCCATAATGTCAATCAAGTCTTCAAGCTTATAGATCTGGCTCATAGCCTCTACAATGTCGTACTGGATTTGTGATAGCGGTGGCTGTCCAAGATATGCCTCACCCTCAACAAAGGTTCTGGCATCTACTGGTGTCTCTTCAAAGTTGTTATCTTTTAGAACTTCAAAGAAATCATCAAACATCTCTGACAACGGTAATCACCTCTTGGTTTTTTGAAACCTCAGAAAGTCTACGCATAATCTTGTCACGAACTTCTGGATGTTCTGCAGCAATATCTTTAAGAATGTCTTTAAGGATATCCTGTCTACGCTCAATCTCTAGCATCTCTTCTGCTAGTTCTTTGTTCTCAAGTAGACCAGCCTTCTGTAGCATATCAATACGCTTAGACTCAATGTCAAGAACTAGTTTGATACCTGCTGTTTTTGCACCTAAGTTTGAAATAGTTGTTGCTTCTTCAATAACTTCATATGCTTTGCTAATTAGTTTATTATAGTGAGTGTCTGCAGAGACAAGTGCTTCCTTAGCACGAGCACGAATCATTGCATTGTCTGCAGCCATAAGTTGCCACTCTTTAATGTGTGCAACAACTTTCTGACGTGGCAGAGACAGCTCTTTTGAAATTTGAGTTGGATCATTACCCTGTAGGTACTTCTCAACAACCTTGTTTACTTCGTCAAGGTGCTCTACTGTCAAGTCTTCAAACGACACTTGGCTTCGCCTTTCTTGGGCGACGCTTTGGGATACGCTTTACACGGTCAATAGCGAATGAGCGGTATGCCCCTGTTCGTCCTCGCCACATCTCAAAGCAATCAACCCAGACAGCACCATTCTTGGGGTTAGTTGTAATAGACTCGAACTTAAATTTGGTTCCATACTCGCCAGTAACCTTAATCAAATCTCCACGCTCGATTGTGAAATTACCAAATGGCATTTCATAAATACGTTCATATGGATCTTTAGTCACAGGACCATTATACTCTGTCTTACGAAGTCTAGCCATTAGAATTTCCCTTCAAGTCTTTTAATTTCATCCTGAATATAGAAGATAGCTTTTTCAAGATCTTGGATTGTCTTAGCTTGGTCTTTAAGTCCTGCCCTCCACAGATACTTAAATGCGTTGCCGACATTAAAGTTGCGGTGGCGTGTTATCTGGATGCATTCAACTCCGCTTGGGTCTTGTGTATAGTGTGGTGGGTGGTTAACTTGGTCTACTGTAATTTTAAGGTTATCACTCATCGTTTACTCTTTCTTAGTCCGAACTTTGCAAGGTATACATAGATTGTTTCAACACTCGTTCCACACTCTTTAGCAATCTCCTCTGGAGTCTTGCGATCAATGTGATAGCGTTTGCGAAGCCAAGCTTCTGATTGATATAGTTTAGCACCCATAAACCTATTTGTCAACCTTCTCCCAATTATTAATAGCCCAGTGACCAATTCCGATAGCGTCTGCCACGTCATTATCACTAATAGACTTATTATAATACGTACTAACATAACGTATTGTTTTGTTTTTTCTGATTTCACGTTCTTGCCCCTTATACCAAGATTCAGACTTGCCTGGATTATCTTTGCGAAGCTGCTGCTTTTCTACCGCAGATAATTTTGTATTACCAATAAATGATTGCCAAGTAATTGGGTTAACAGATCCACCTATCCTGATACCGTTGATCTGTGCAGCACCTAGCATAGCTCCCTGAACTAGTGCTAAGTCTGCAGCAGTCTTTGGACTATTGATAAATACTGTATGCTCAATAACTATGGAATCAATATTAAATTTTTTAAAAAATGCTACACACTTTCTTGCAGCATCTCCAACTTTTTCATATGCATTACGACCAACAAAGTTAATTTTGCCAAATCTAATAAGTGACTTGTCTTCAAAAATAGCAAAAGCCAAACTGTTGGTGCTTGCATCTATAGAACAAATAGTTTTAGGGGCTGTGTTAATCAAGCTCAATTTTACCATCAGCAATCCCCTTCAACTCTTTTAAAATTTTATTTACTTCGGATGGGTTTATATCGCATCCAGAACAAGTCTGTTCATCGTTATAGATAGATAGTGTAGACCCACAGTTTTTACATTTTCTGTTCTTGCGAGATGCCTTCTGTAATCTATTTCTTGCATAACGCTCAGCTATCTTTTCTCTAGTAGCTAGTTCCCTACATTCAGGGGAGCAGTATATCTGATAAGATACATTTGGTTTAAACTGATTATCACACCATTGACAATGCTTCATCTATTTGCTCCAGTGACTTAATTTGTATTGTCCCTGGACCAGCAATATCGCAAGTTGCCCTAACTGGACACGTCTTGCAAATTTTTGAGTTGGATCGATAGTTCTTAGTAGGAAGAGTTTTATTCTCCCAAGCACTACGAACTTGTCGCATCCAATCAAATGCGGAGTCTACCCACCCCTTAAGGTAATCGTTCAGGACTACTGGGAGTACAAGCAACTCGTGGTTATTCTTGTTCTCATAGATTAGTACTGCACGTTCCCTTCCAAGAATCTTCATATAGATAAGCAACTGTACAAGGTGACCAAGTTTTGGCTTCCCTGCGGCTTTACGATATTCAAATCCTTCATTTGGCATTGTTTTAATTTCGCCAAGCAAGTCTTCTCCACCCCATTTAAGAATTACGTCACCGTAACCAAAGATGGGTGGATCCTGACTTGTAATTTTAAATTCAGAGTCAACTAGGAGGTCTGGCACGTTTGCCATAGCTTGCTGGATACGTTCGTGTGACTTAGTTCCAGCAGTCATATTGGCTCCACCATATGCATCTGCATTATCTGTAAATGTTGCACCCTCAAAAGCAATGTACCAGTAACGAGGACACTCTCCGTGGGAGAATGCAATTGTACTGGGGGCAAAGGTCTTCTTTTGCTGGTGCTTATCAACACGGTTAATAATATATCCGTGCTGAATCTTTTTGATTAGCTCGTCAGTGTCTAAGAACGATGTCTTCTTGTCATTAGCACCCTTGAGCATAACCTGGTTTAGTAAATTTTTTGCCATAATGTTTTTAACGAGTAATATATTTAAGTGCAGCAACTAGCTCATTGATTGAACTAGCGGCTGTAAAATAAATATTTTTCTTCGCCCTATCTCCCTTATCTACGTTTGCCATCCAAGTAGCCTTGAATGACATCTTAGCAGCAATGGCTTGCAACCGAACAATTTCAATAGAGGCTACCTGTGCAGGAATCTCTGGCTTAAAAATGATCTTTGCAATAAACGTAAGAGCTTCGGTAAGCTCTTCATCGTTCATAAAATCAGCGATCTCACTGAGACCATTGACTCGTTCTAATGTTGTCTTTGTTTCTTCCATTGTTTCCAACTTCTACTATCCTTCTATTATACACTACTCAGATGGTTCAGTCAATTGTTCTAAGATACCCAGCTCAATGACTGCTAGTCTTACTTTAGAATTACCCTCGCCAAGTACAATAATAATTGCTGGGTCTTTGTTACCACGAATTGCGTCAGTCGTAGCTTTAGCCCAAACTTCCTTATTGATAGTAAATGATTTCGATACCTCTTTAAAGTCAACAACAAACTGTCCCCAAGTAGCATCACCTTTGGTCGTATTACGTCCAGAATTTTTGTGTTGTTTTGCACCAATTCTCTTACTCTCGTTCTTCTCGCTCATACTGCTCCTTACGTTTTTTAGTATTGAGATCAACCTTGCTCAAGTGTCCATCTGGGCATAGCCAGGTAAGCTCTTTTAGTGTCCAGTACCACCTAATTGATTGCACCTGTGTTTTGCAAGTATGACAACTAAATGCACCCTTATACACATCGTACTTAGCTGCCATTTAGCTGATCCTCAATAGACTTTCTAAACTCGTCGTTTTCTTTGACATAGTTAATAAAGGCTTCTCTACCCTGAACCTTCTTATCCTCAGAGACAATGTACCAAGCACCTGTACGAGATACTATACCTGCCATCTCAGCGGTGTCCACAAGGTCTCCAATAGCATCAATTCCAACATTAGCACCACGGAAGTAGAAGTCGTATTCACCGCTCTGAAAGCCTGGAGAGGTCTTAGAGAACTGTAATTCCCACTTGACCTTACGACCAATCTTTTCTTCAATGAGTTTGTCTCCTACTGGAATCTTGCCCTTGATAGCCTGATTGTCAGACTCAGACGAGAACAACTTGATAACAGTTGAGGAGTAAAACTTAGTAGCCTGTCCACCTGTTGGCTGTTGCTGAGTATACATTGCAGAGATGTTGTTGCGTGACTGTGAGATCAGGACAAATAATGTTGGCTTGACTTTGTTGTTAGCATAGTTAATCATCTTCCAAGCGTTACTAAAGTCACGAGACTCTGCACCAATTTGCTTGGTGTTTTCAAGCTGCTTAAGTTCATCAGAATCCTTCTCAAAATAGATGGCAGGTAGTAGTGATGTAATAGAATCAACCACAACCATATCTACTCCTGCATTGATTAGTGCTGTGCCTACATCTACCATCTCATTAATAGTACGAGCCTGTGAGACAATGAGGTTTTCTGTGTCTACCCCAAGCTTCTTAGCCCAAGCTTCATCATACGACATCTCAGCATCAATCCACGCACAAAGCTTTCCCTCTGCTTGTGCAAGACCAACCATCTGAAGACAAAGAGAAGACTTCGCACTTGACTTTGACCCCCAGATAAGAATCTGACGACCATATGGAAGTCCACCACCCAAAGCACGATTTAGACCGTAGCTAGGGGTAGGCTGGAATTCAGTTTTAAATCCTGCACCGTTAGATAGACGCTTGCGGATGCGTGGGTCTAGCTGTGCTAGTGCTTCTTCCATAGTTGTCATTAGATAGCCAACTTGTCTAGCTTTTCTGGAATGTATCCAGACCAACTATCGTTATCTGTAATCACTACAGGTGCTGATCGATATCCCAAACTAATCAATCTATCAAGTGCCGTGACATCGTTTGTAATGTCAACAAGGTCATACGATACATCGATCTTATCTAAGTGACGCTTGGTAGCCTCACACTGTACGCAATTTGCTTTTGTAAATACTGTTACTGCCATTAGAATTTTACTCCGTGTTTCTGTGGTCGTGACTTATTGAAAGCCGTCTTTTTTTCAAATGCCTCGTCTAGCGAGATGTGTGTGTATTCGTGCTCTACAAGCCCAGCGTAGAGATCAAGTGTGCGGATGATAATGTCTGCCATCTCGTCTGCTACTTCTTCTGGACCCTTTGATTTACGAATAGCCTCCATAACCTCAACTGCTTCTGACACAATCATCATTAGCTGTTTAGCCATAAAGATATCCTTCTGCTCCTGTGATGCATCTTTAATTACATCCCAGAAACCTTTCTCTACTGCAATCTCGTGCAGGTGCTTTGTTACTTCATCAAACATCGAATACATCCTCCATAATTGTTGTTCCGTCTTTTGTCTTACCAAAAGAGAATTTATATACGTTGCCTTCCCTAATCTTCATATATGCCTTGGCAAATGTAGTTGGGAAGATTGTGATTGAGTGCAGATCTCGTGAAGAGTCTGCCACTACCATTGATGCCATTTTCTTACCAGCTTTAGTAATACGTGGTCTGAATGACACAACCATCATCTGGTCGTCTGTATATGGTAGCATACGGTAATTAAGAATCTTTACAAGACCTGAATCATTACCCTTGATTTCATCTGCAGGGATTGCCGTAACAATACGATTATCACTTGCAAGAATAAGATAGGTACGTCCTGCTTCAACCTTAGATTGTTCTTCATCAAAGATACCGATGGCACCTGTCTTGTCTAGTATCTCTACTCTTGACCAGCCCTTGCCTCGCTTGATGCCCTTGACAATTCCCATAAGAATAAACGAACCCTTTTCCTCGTACTCTTCAACGTCATTGATAAATGCGTGATAGTGCTGTGGAATTGTTGTGTTGAACTCTGGTAGGTTTAGGTACTCATACAAGTTCTCACGAATCTCTTGGTCGTTACGAGGCTGGTCTGGGAACGTTGCAGCACCAATCAGACGTAGTGCTGACAATGCACGAGAATTAACTCCGTTGCCCTTACCAAACGAGAACTCTTCAAGTTCTTTGTATGAGTTGAATGGTCGTGCAGCAATGTACTTCTCAGCAATGTTATCACTAATAAACTTAATACCACTGAGACCGAATCGAATACCCTTGCCCTCAATCTTGAAGTCAGCATCTGAATCGTTGACGTGTGGTAACTTGATTGGGATACCCATACGCTTTGCTTCGATAAGATACTCTGTACGAGCATCCTTGTCCTTCTCGTTCTTAAGAAGTGCAAACATAAACTCGATTGGGTAGTAGTACTTGAGCCAAGCAGTCCAGTAGGACAGTGTTGAGTATGCTACAGCGTGGGACTTATTGAATGAGTACCCAGCGTGAGCCTCAAAGTCGTGCCACAGTTCTTCTGCCACTTCTGGACGAACGTGCTGAGAAGCACCCTTAACGAATCGCTCTTTGAACACATCAAACTCACGAGCGTCTTTCTTCTTACCAATGATCTTACGAACCTTGTCAGCTTCTGCCATTGACATACCGCCAAGTTCTGTACACGCAAGCATAACCTGCTCCTGGTACAAGACACAGCCGTATGTTTCATTCGTAAATGTCTTCATCTTTTCGTGCAAGAATGTAATGCGTTGTTTGCCGTGCTTGCGAGCAATGTAGTCCTTACCAATGGTGTTCATAGCACCTGGACGGACGAGAGCATTAGAAGCAGCAAGCTCTGCAAAGTTCTTGACACCCATCTTCACCAGAAGGTTGGTATATGGTGTGGCTTCACACTGGAACACACCCTTAGTGAATCCATCGGACAGCATAGCATAAACATTCTTATCTTCCATATCAATCTTAAGAAGATCAATGTCTTTGCCTTCACGATCCTTGATGATTGCAAGCGTGTCCTGAAGAACAGATAGTGTCTTGAGACCAAGAGCATCAATCTTAATAAGACCAATACGTTCTGCCTCTGTCATATCTACCGCAACAACAGGGATACGCTCTTTAGTTCCTGGTGCTGTGCGTGTCTCCATTGGAGCAAACTTAAAGATAGGCTCCTTAGATGTAACGACACCTGCAGCGTGAATACCAGTACCACGGATACGACCACGGAGCTGTTCTCCATATTTTTCAATCTCTGGATACTTCTCACGGAATTCTGCTGTGGATGATGAAGAGCAATAGTCTTCCCACGTATCAACAAGCTTCATAACCTTATTAACGTCAGGAAGTGGGATATTGAGTACACGAGCAATGTCTCGCACAACACCCTTATCCTTGAACTGCAAGAACGTAGCAATAGAGGCAACGTGACGGTACTGGCGTACAAGGTAGTCCTTGACTTCTTCACGTCGTGTATCCTGAATATCTGTATCAATATCTGGGAAGTCATTACGCTCTGGGTTAATAAATCGGAAGAACAGTAGACCGTGTACGATAGGGTCAATGTCTGTGATACCAAGTGAATAACAGAGTAGCGAACCAGCAGACGAACCACGTCCTGGTCCGACCATAATGCCTTCCTTCTTAGCCCAAGCAATCATAGAGCGTACAACGAGGAAGTATGGACCAAAGTTTTTAGCCTTAATGATCTCTAGCTCTTCGTTGAGGCGGTCAATATATTCCTGGTTCTGGTCTAGCCCCTTAGCCTTTAAGCCCTCCAGAGCGAGGCTGAGGAGCTCTCCGTCTGGGTCCTGGTACTGTACAGGGAGCAAATCACGATAGTCTTGAATGTCGTAATCCTCAATCTTGTTTACGATTTCAATAGTTGCTTCATACATATCCTCACGGTCAATACCCTGAGCTTTCATAGCATTGTGCATCTCTTCATCGGAGAGCAGGTGGATATCAAACTTGTTAAACGACATTTGACGGTCTTCACCATAAAGGTAGTCCAGCTTGTCCATAAGGTTGTCATACTTCTTTGTACCGTTGTATGTTGCATCTCCAACAGTCTTGTTTGAGTATGAGTTAAGGATTAGTTTAAGTTCCTGGATTTCTTTCTGACTGGTATCAGAGTGGTGGCAGTCTGGTGTAACGACAGGCTTGATGCCAAACTCGTCTGCAAACTCCAAAAGCATTTTATTGACTTCTGCAGGGTTGTGTGGCATTACCTCAATGTAGTAGTCGTCACCGAATGTTTCCTTACACCACTTAATGTGTTCTTTGGCATAGGCTAGGTTGTCTGATTCAATTGCCTTAGCCAGTACCCCAGACAAACAGCCAGAGGTAATAATAAGACCTTCTTTATACTGTTCAAGGATCTTCCAGTCGATGCGAGGCTTCTTGTAGAACCCCTCTGTCCAAGCAAGCTCATTAAGCTTGTTAAGGTTCTCAAGACCTTTTGTATTCTTTGCAAGAATGATAAGGTGATTATAGTTAAGATCAAGTGGGTCGTTCTTGTCTTTTTTGTCTGTGTGGTCTAAACGGTCTTTGGTGATGTATCCCTCAATACCAAGAATTGGTTTAATACCAGCCTCTTTAGCAGAGCGATAAAGCTCACGGTGTCCTGAGAGGCTTCCGTGGTCTGTAATAGCGATGGCTGGCATTCCAAGTGCAACTGCACGATCCACATATTCCTGTGGTGTAGCAATGCCATCAAAAAGCGAGTAGTGGGTATGAACGTGAAGCCCAGCGTAACTCATAGAATCCTTACGTTAGAAATGAAAAGTTTAAGGTGGGCAGATTATAGTGATGCCCAGCACTGTGAAATATTACCAGTCAGTGTTTGTTGCTGAGGTAATTGATGGAGCATCGAAACCGAAGTAGAATGCTTCCTGTTCTGAGTAAGGAATCTCACGAAGAACGTTGTCCAAGTTGTGGAACTCGTGGGTTGACCAGTCGAAAGGCTCTGTGTCAGGTCCCTTTGGAAGAAGTGTGTAGCTGGTTTCAGTTCCCTGACCATTACGCTTGATCTTCCAAACAACGTTTGAAATACCCTTAGTGTCGTCAAAGTACTCCATCAATGTGGGTACGGCAGACTGCTTTGAGATACCTTGTGACCATACAGCCACGTAGGGGTCTTCAAGACCGTCTTCAACGAGGACGTTGCAGTAGAAGCGGTTACGTGCTCTCCAGCCAGACTTGGGCTCCTTACGAGCCATTTCACAGCCGTAGCAGCGACCTTCCGAATCCATTGTACAAGCAGCCTTACGCTTGTAGTCCTTTGGGTTGGTGTGTTCTGCAAAGACAACAGCTTCTCCACGACTTTCATCGAAGTAGGGTGAATCTGCATCTAGCTCTTCTACGAAACGAATCGTAGCAGACTGTCCGTCAGCAAGCTTAAGCCAACGAACCTTTGTTCCTTCGAACTTTGGTTTTTCGAGTAGGGCATTTAGATTTTTAAGTCCCTTAATTGCACTCATAGTTTTCTCCTTGTGTTGTTGAGGTTATCAGTTTAGCATAGATATGATGGTTTTGTCAAATGCCACATCTAGTTTGGCAATATCTTCATCCGTCATATCTCCGATATCCTTGTATTGTTTTTCTAGTGTGATTACGGATACACGAGAGCCAAGTTTCTCAATGATCTTTGACTTCATATTTCCTCCTGCTTCATCATTATCTGCAATAACGATTATGTTATTGAAATACTTCTTAAGCAATTCAATCTGTATGTTGGATACGTTAGAACCTAAAGTTGCTACCGCTGGAAATCCAACTTGGTCAAGGCGTATGGCATCGAAAGATGATTCGACAACATATACCCTGTCTGCTGTTTTGACCCTATGTAGGTTAAACAGAAGTTTTGATTTAGGCATACCTGGAGTATTCTTAAACTCCTTGCCCTCAATGGAACGACCCACAAACCCAATTGACATACCGTCTGGAGCTTGCACAGGAATAGTTACCATATCCTGCTTCTCAGAAAAACCAAGAGCAAACTTCTTTACCGACTGCTCTGTTACTGATCGACCTGCAAAGTATCGCATAGCACGAGGTGATTCTAATGCTTGTGTGTTTAGTCTCTTAATCAGTAAATCGTCAAACTGCACATAGTCTGGCTTAGTGTAAAGCTGACGGTTAATCTCTGATGTAAGATCTGACTCTGTACCCTTAGACTTAATAAAGCGTACTGCCTCAAAGTATGTACGACCAGATGTCTTTACTACAACTTCAACTAGATCTGCAACGTGGTGACAGGAAAAACAGAAAAATGTTCCATTACGCTTGTCGATTTCACCTGCTGGTGAGCGATGATTAGCGTGAAATGGGCAGAAGATAATGTAATCTGAATCTACTTCTGATTCAATATTTATGCCTGATCCTGCAAGGACTCTTTTAATTTGTTCTTGTGTGTAGGAACTATTTGTGTTCCGTCTATTCCTGTTATCCATTGTGTTTTATTTTTTCCTAAGTATGTTCCATATAGTGATAATTGAAATTCAAAGATTTCTTTCTCGTGGTTAAAGAAGATTGTAAAGTCTGGGTCAATATCTAGTCTGGGTGCATACCCAGTTAAAATCATCTCAGTCTTTAATAGTCTAATATATTCTTGTCTAAGCCTAACAATTGCTGACTCGTCGTGAATAGTGCCATCCAGACCAAATCGTTTGATCGGTTTGTGATGTTGATTTTGCATACTCCATTATAACTAGTTATCTTCAAAGTCTTTGTATTTGTACATACCCTTGTCGAAGTCAACCTGAACCATAAATTCACCCATAAATCCATTACGGTTCTTACGGAATACGCACTCAATAACATCTGAGTTTGCACCACGACCAAGAGCCATTACCCAGTCAGCATCGTAAGCAATCTGACGTGACCACGCTGTTTGACCAAGTGTAGGAACTGTGTCCAACTTGTTTACATCGTCAGGTGTGGCAGACGAGATGGCAATGATAGGGACTTCCTCAGAGATAGCCATAAGCTTGAGTTCACGAGAAAGGTTCTTCATACGAACAGTCTCATTATCTGACTTCTGGTTTGGTGACATAAGCTGTAGGTAGTCTACAATTACAAAATCTGGTTTGTACTGATCAATCTTCCCTCGCATAACCGATGGAGTAACCTCTCCACCAGAATCATTAGAGATAATGTGGAACTCAGGCTTGCCTTGTAGATTTTTTTGGTGCCAAGACTTAAGCATATCTAGCTCTACCTGACCAGAGGATAGCTTACGGTGAGACCAAAGACCTTCGCCCATAATTGTGTAGACACGATTACGAACTTCTGTCTCGCTCATTTCAAGGCTTACAACCATAGGTGACTTGCCCTGCTTCCAAGCTTGTACAGCAAAGTAGAGTGACAACCACGACTTACCAATACCTGGATAGGCAAGGAATACACCAAGCTGTCCTGGCATAATGCCAGCAGGAAGATAGTTATCAAATCCAGGAAGACCAGTCTTAATACCAATCTGTCCTAGCTCATTCTGCTTCTGTACATTCTCATAGTATGCAATAGCATCATCAATGTCTGTAACATCAATATCACGAATTGATGCAGTATTCTTCTTAAGTTCTGAAGTCATTTGAATTAGTGATTCAAGTGCTTCGGTACCCTTGCCACCCTGCACATCTGCAGCAGTATTACGAAGGATATCCTTGAGGCTATCGTTGAGATATTCTGCCTGTAACTCTTCTAGGTGGTGCTTAGTTGCACCTATGCCATCAACAGGCTGAAAGTCACGGAACTTGTCTACTACGAGGGTAACAGGTGGGACAGTGCCGTTATGCTCAGAGTAATTCCTAATGAACTGCCATATGTCATTGTGAGTACGAAGAATGTTTTCGACATTCGCCTGGAGTAAAACGTGTACTTGCTTGTCTTGTAGTACTGCTGAAATAAGCTTTGCTTCTGAATCATTCACTTAACCACTTCCTTGCTTGTTCTCGGCGGATTGCCCTATCAATTTGATCATTCTTTTGCATCTCTCGTGCGGAGATAATTGTGTCTGCGTAATTTGTAAAATACTTCCACGTTGGTGTTTGTGCTACGTCAAAGTAGTACTCTAGCAGGTCGTAGCACATTGGTAGACCATAAGATTCTATCAATGCATCAGCAGCCCACTGCTCTACATTTAGGTTTAATAATGGCTTCATCTCGTGCTTTATAATGTAAAGCTTAGAGTATCTACTGAGCAAAGCCATTCGGTCTTTGCGTTCAGCCATTACTTGCTATCGATCTCGTCTTTTGACTCATTGATCTTTTCAACAAGTCGTGCTTCTACAAACTCGTACACACGGTCAAATGCCTGTTGTACGGTTTCTCCCTCACGGCGTGAATCTTCAACGCCTAAGTCAATGCGGAGTGATTGAAAGTTACCAAGATTGAGCGTATAGCCCAATGCTATGTTAATCTTTGTGTTTTCGTTTTCCATCTCATACCCTTCGGTTAAATACTTTCGGACCAAACAGGAACAAACCTGCCGTCTTCAGTTCTCGTATATGTCAGTATACCATCTCCCATACGCCTTGTCAACTCTTGTGGCGAAGGCGTAATGTCATTAGTAACTAACCTGTCTTTTCTTGGTCTACCAATATGGTAGGTAGCAAGTATATCACGAATATCACGCACTTGTGATTCGGAGTAATAGCATCGCACTTGCCAGCCACGCTCTCCGCCCTTCTGAGACCCCATAGGCTCTGGGATAACCCCACGTTTCATAAGGCTTGGCATATACTTTTTATGCCTATTTACTAGGATTGCTGTTTCTCCTACAGTGTAGGCTCTTTCACGATTACGCTTGAAGTCTACAACTAGACAGCTTTCAACCTGATCTTTAGTTATATTATATACGGACATAATTCCGTTAGATCTGTTGAAGTGGTGTATACGAACTAGGTCACCATTAATAAACCAGACCTTCTTGCTTCCTGGAATGACTGGTGACGAGTTGTATACCTCTCTGTCCATTAGACAGGGACACCAACAGCAATAATGTTTACAGACATATTGGAAGTTCCTGCAAGTTCAAACTTAACAAAGCCTTCAATTTTTGCTGTATCAACTGCAGTGATTACTGCATAAGTATTTTTACTAGCGTCACTAGAGTCTGTAGCAATTGGTGTTACTGTTACAATGGGTGGCAACTTAAATGGAATATCGAAAGTATAAGAAAACTTTTGATAGTCGTTAGCCTTTACTGTTGAATTGGTAAGCTTATATTGACCAGTAACAATTTTTACCTCTGAGTTACGAATATTTTTCTTTCCTTCAGATGTCCATAGAATTGCATAAGCAGAAACATTAATTGCAATTCGATCCCAAAGGGCATTTATTGATTCAACGATTTTATAAATTAGAGATACGTCAAATGGTTGACCTCGTTGTGGGAGTGGTAGCTTCATAGTTTCTATTATACACTAAAAGATTCGGTATAAACACCAGTTCCTGGATAAACTTCTATTGTTGAGCTTAAAGCATTTTCATAGCTTGAGACCTGAACAATAAACTTCACTCTGTTTACGCCACTTGGCTTTGTTATTGAATATGCGTGTACGCTAGATGAACCGTGATAAGTATAGCTTGAGTATGAAGACCCATTATTTGTAGAGGTTGCAATAAAAATATCATACTCTGGTCTTAAATTTGCATCATCCCAAGCAAAAGTAATAACACTACTAGCACTTGTTACCTGACCAGTTACTGCGGTAATAGCAGATCCGTCAATTTCATAAAATGGAGACCAAGACGAAACTCTAGATAAATCATCAGTTACAATCCTAAATCTTAAATGATGTTTATTATTTGAGTTTACTTTATTTAGCTGATCTTTAAATATAAAAGCTTTTTTAATGTCTTCTTGTGATCTAGCCATTATCCACCTACATTAAGCCCTAAGTTTAGTTTTACGTCAATAAGATTTTTTGAGTTTGTATCTTTTAGTGCTGGCTTACTATTTGAATCTTTTACTGGAGAATATGTTGTCATACCATAAAGTGGATTTGCTGCAGTATCAAAGTTGTTTTCAAATCTTAGCCCATCTAGTGCAACAAACATACTTTGTCCATCACGAGTAAGGGTTCCTGCTGGTGATACCGCAGCACTAGTAACGTTTGCATTTGTTTTTGCATAAGAAATTGTGTTGCTAGAATTAGAAACGGCGGTTACGGTATATGTTCCATTAAAAGTTGCATCAACACCAGCAACAGTAATAGAATCACCCACCGCAACATAGTGTGCTGCTGAGGTTGTAATTGTTGCAACGTTACTTGTAAGAGCTTTGTTTGTAATGCTGCGAGTAGTTGGAATAACTTCTACATATACCTTTGCAATTTTTACACTTTCCCACGTAAAGTTGGAACTTCTAAGTAGATCAGCTAGGGTCTTTCTTTTAACAAAATAATAGTATCCGTCATTATTTGCAAAGTCTGTAGAAGAAAGTTCTATTTGCATTTTTGCATATGCTTGATTTGCATCATTTTCTTCTGAAGAAAACTCTACTAGAATATATACATTTGTTGGATTATCATCTGCTGGATATCTTCTAATAATAGAAAAGGCAAGAACAAGTTCGTCGGAAGAAGAATTTATATCCATTGGATAAGTTTGACCTGTAAGGTGAATATGCGGTTGATCTACACTAGAAACAACCGTTGTCCAAGTTGTATTTGTAGTATCAATAGCAGACATATTTCCAGCAACAGTAATTGAATTCTTTAACATCCTTGGTTGTTCTTTATGTTGTAAATCAGACCTATAGGTGCTTGAAAATATACCGTCGGTATTATCTAAAAGAAAGGCAGAGCTTAGATTAGGATTAATTACGGTAGAGACTTGATAAGCTGTTCCTCCATAAGTTGCGGCTGGTGCTACTTCAAGCGGAGGAACTTCTGAGGCTGGAGCTTTAATTTCAAATATATTGCTGGCGTTATGATATTCCCAGTTTTCAGATGAAGAAAATGTAGAAAGCATTCTGCTATCTGAAGTTACAGCAATTGGGTTACTTCCTGCAGAAAAAACTCCAGCTTCTGTCATATAGTATCTTTCTTGGCTTGGAAGTTCTGCACTAAATGTTACCTGAGAAATTCCGTTTTCGTTTACAGAATAGCTTCTTGAAATAATTGGCACTCTAAACATTTCAAAATCAAGCTTTTCTTTATTCTCAAAACTAAGTGTTGCTGAAGAAGATAAGCCAGTATTTGTTGCATTTGAAGCAACTAAGTCAAATCTAAAATTGTTTGTAGTAACATTAGTAATAAGGTGTGTGCCATTGATTGTGGAATTAACATTAGAAATAAAGACATAATCTCCCAAATTAAAACCGTGACTTGTTGCTGTAACGTTTACAACATTAGACGATATATTTGCTGCAGTTACAGTATATGGGTTGTACTTTGCAGAGGTTCTAGGATTATGCCCTCCTCCTACGGCAATATATGCGGCATAAGACGGTGCTTGATCAATAAGATACTTAGCAATAATTGACTTTCCAGTTGTTGTAATCATAATTCTCCTATCTATATTGTATCATTAAGCACAGCCCCAGCAGAAAGAATTTCTACCTCTACAATATAATCTTGCTGTAAATTTTTTAAATTGATTGTTGTAACTCCACTATCTGTATCTGTCTCAATTATTGGATTTTCGGAAAGCTGTGGGATGTGATAGTTAAGATCGATAGTGTATGTGTTAAACACATTTTTACTTCCGTCATTAAACACAATCGATGGCTGGTTATTAAATATTGTACCTGCGTCGCTTAGTGGCGTGTATCCATCATTGTACGGACTATTGATTAGATCGTGTCTTGATGCTGATAGCAGTTCTATTCCACCAATTGATGCCAATGAGTATTGTGACATTGCATCATATGACAAAGTTTCATTGTCAAGCAAAATATCTGGTGTAGCTATTTTTATTCCAGATTTTTCAGATACGTAAATTGGTTCTGGTAAAAATGCATTTGTGGAATCTACCATTACTAAGTTATCTCCTTAACTTCTGGAATTTGACTAACATAAATAGTCATTTCTGGACCATTTACATTTCGTGAATACTCAATATTATACACAACAAACCTAGCATTTTCATCAATAATTTGATCAATTTCTGAGTCTGTTGATTTATAGTCGAGGGTTATAATGTCCCCAAGCTGAAGTGTAGGATTTGCAAACATAGAAACTCCGAGAGAAAGTCTAGGAGCAATTACTTTATTTGTTAACCAAGACATAAGGCTATCTGCGGCATCTTGTGTCTGAATATAATCAGAGTCGATGTTGAATTCTTTCTTGCCATAAGTTATTCTACTATTTTTTATTGATTGATAATTTCTCTTATTGTTTAGTGGATCATTTGTAATAATGTTTTTAAACATTTCTGGATTAGAAAAATCACTCTTTTGTTGGAAATATTCGTCTACAGTAAAGTCGTGCTTTGCTTCTTGTGTAAACGTCACGCCCATAATTCTTAGATAGTTCCCACTTGTATTATCTAGGTTAATAATCTTATCCGTTGTATTGAATACTAAGAATTCTGCACCATAGGCATTTGCAACAAATCCAGAAATTGCATACCCTTTAAGTTTATTAAATGTTGGTGCAATTTTTGCAATTAGTGCTGGGTATGCTTTGTCATATTTAATATTAAAGTATGCTGCTTCACGCATAATTGTTCCAAACTCTTCGTAATACATATCTGAGGATCTGGTTGATATAGGGCTAATTCCAGATAGATAGGAATCTTGAATTGCTGGTGGAAGAGAGTATTTAGAAAATGCTTCATCTGTTTCATATTCTTTGTTTAGTGAAAATGATTCTTTAAATGGTGCATTAGATACATTTGAATAGTTTGATGCTTCATTTGTTTTCAATGCATAAAGATGTTCAAACATACACTTTGATGTACCACGAACAAATAGTGCTACATTTTGTGTTCTATTTTTTAGAGGTACTTCATCTACAACAGTTCCTACAAGTTTTCCATTAATATAAAGGTAAAACTTTATGCTCGATGTCTTGCTATCTTTAACATCTTCGCACTCTACTGATAAATCATATACGCTAGGATTTGCTTCAGCAATATCTCTATACTGTCCAGTAAATCTTCCATCGTCAACAACGATGCTGGATCTGCCCTTCCATAATGTTTTTGGTATAGACTTTACACTTGAGTTTTCACTTGTTGCTGTCTCTGCCTCAATTTTATAAAAATGAATATTGCTAATATCGTCACTATCTGTATATTTTTCAATAGAGTTTACTGTTAGTGCTGATAGTTCAAAAAAGTATCCAGTGTTGTTTGTTGGATTTACAAAAATTCCAAGACCACCGCCACCACCATTAATTATTGTTGGAACTGTTGAGTCTTTTGTGGTTGTAGCATAGTACGGCATTGATCCAGCAGGGCTTTGATATATATCTAAATTATTTTCTAATGTTCCAACGACCCTCATTCTTGTTCCAAAATGTGAGTACTTTCCGTCTAGAGTATTATAGGTATATGAAAGAAAATCTTTAGAGTTATAATTTGTTGGGAATGTCGGTCCAGACATAACTAGTGCCGAAGACTGAACTTTTCCAGTCTGTGTAGCGTTAATAGATGTTGTTTGATTTTCTGATGGATAAGAACTGCTCATAAAGTTTCTGATTAAAGAACTTCTATTTCCTTGAGCCGCTAAGTTTCTAGATGCAATATCTCCGACACTCATTCCAGAGGCATATTCACCAGTCTCTACTAGTTCAGAGTCATAAATCTTTACTCCGCTAAGAGTAATGGTTGCATCTAAAGCCCCAGTCACACTCTTGTCAAGCTTAAGACCGTAAGCTGTCTTGCTCTTTACCTTAGCTCCGTTGGGTATATTATTTCCAGATACTTTTTGATCAACCCTAACATATTTTCTAGAATCTACGTCAAGGTAAACTTCTTTTCCATTTGTTCCAGCAATTGTAGTAACTATAAATCTTTCTTTATATGGGTTAGCAAATGTAAAGGTTGAGTTTATTGCACAGCCAGCAATGTTATCATTTACCCACGATGGTAGTCCAACCGTATGCTCTTTAATTTCTGTATTGAATTGTCCTCTGCCGTGCTTAGCTACAGCCCCTTCTTTCAATGTGGTGATTGCGTTAACAGTTTCGTAGTTTGGCTCCGCAAAGATCCTGACTTTGCCTGTTGGATATATTTTTCCATTAAACGGAACTTTTGAAAAATAATTTTGATAATCTTCGACATTAGCAATCCAGTAATTTGCTGAAGCAAGTTTTGCTACTGCAGTTGTGTTTCCAGCAGCAATATGATTAGACGCTAGTGTAAATGTTGAAGCGGTACTGTTTACACTGGTAACAGTAGTATTAGTACCAAATCTTCCAGGATCGGCACCTCCAGTCCTAATAACTTTATCACCAACCTTTAGTCCAGCAATACTTCCAGAAGTTACAGAAACAATGTTTGTTGATGTGTTAGCAAGGTTTACACTAAACTCAGAAGTAACGGAAGGTTGAGACACACTGTATTCAACAGCATCAAATTTAATAATTTCTCCGTTAGAATAAAAGTATCCATTATACCTTGGCATCCAATAAATAGCCTCACCCATATCAATAACATTATTAATAATATTTCCAGATTCTACAGATGGAATATTGACAGTAAGATTTGAGTTAAGTGGAATTGCTGACAAAGCATACGCTGCCTGAGAAGTTTTTTCTTCGTTGATAGATTTTGTTTCTTCTGAAGGAGCTATTTCCCAAAGAAGTGCTGGCTTATATGTCCACACAACATCTTCGTCGACTAGGTTAGCCTGTCTAATTTCTTTATAAGTTTTTTGAATATATCGTGAAGTATAAATAATTTTGCCATCGTTAAACACATCATTATTTTTGCTACTTACTTCTATTATGTTTGCAAGGTTAGCACCGTCTGCCGTTGCATTTTTGACACGCCCAGACCTTGTGCTATCTTGACTTCCAAAAAGCTGAAGATTAACTTCTGATTCAGGATCGTCTAGATTTCTGTCTCCTGCACTGGCAAGCATATAGCTCTTGCTCATAAGAACCAGGTTATTAGATTCGTCAAAGAACATCGCTGTCTGAGTAGATATAGCAAGTTGTTGAAGCACTTGTGCCACAGTCATATTTGGTCCAATATAAAAATATGGAATAATTAAATCTTTGTCTTTATTTGATTTACGATAAATATAATTAGAATAGCCCACAGAGTCTAATAGCATTGCTATAGCATAGCTAAACGATACATCTACAAACAGTGCTTCTGGTGCTGTCAATGATTCAAAGTAAAAGTACAGGTCTCTCAAATTTATAGTGGCTGTGCGGCTTTCATTATTAATTTCTGGAAAAGATTCGGCATACATTGTTTTAATTGGAACATAAAAAGAAGTCAGTGTTGTAATTTCGTCTACTGTGACTGGAACATTTTTAATAATCTCATAAAATTTTACTTGCATATTGCGTTTCACATATGGTGCGATTACGCTGTTTGTATTATTAACATTTAAAACCTGATCAAAATCTGCTATTGTAATGGATCCAGTAGAGGCTAAGAGCTGTCCTACTGGTAAACCACTTACTCCAAGATCAGACGCTACTTTATTAATCTTATAGTCTTCTATAATATCTGTCATATTTGTTGCTAGTCTTGGAGAAATTTCAATTAGTTCAAATGGAACGTCTTTCTTGCTCATTGTGTCTACAACAATTCTTAGTCCTTTAATATACATAAATTGTGTCGGTGTCACATTTTCTTTTGGTTTAACAAAGTCTGTAAGGAATGGCGTAGTCGAAGATAGCGTTTCACTTCCCTTAGACCATACCCCAGAGCTATAATGAAGTTCAATATAACCATCTCTTGGAATAAGTGGTTCAGTAGAGTTATCGGTATTGTTAAATGTTTTTGCATTAGTCCAAGCCCCTGTATCTGGATGTAAGTACTGAATCTTCCAATTAATCGGAACAGTCCTGTTAACGATTTGATTTGGTGCATCGTAAAGTGGATCTGAGTCAGAGGAAACACCGTTATAAACATTACCAATGGTTGCTTCTCCCACGTGAGTTTGCATCTTAATGATTATGCGATTTACTGGAATTTTATCTTTATACACAACAAATGGTGCAGCATCATCTATGTAATACTGAACACGACTATTTAGTGTTACCGCCTTGTTTGATATTCCTCGCTCTACTGTAGCTGAAGATGTTCCAGATTGCTCTGTTCTAAATGATGTCCAATATTTAAATTTATCATCTTTGTCAGCAATATAGTATCTTGGTCTTTGCATCATACTGGTTGATGTATTGTGAGAAAAATGTCCTGCAAAATTACCATAAGATACAGCTTTATTAATGCCAGAGCGTGGTCGGAATCTTTGAATACAATCTTCTAAAGAAAACAATAATTTTTTCTTGGCATCTATAGAGCTAAAGGCTGCAGAAACATTTGCAGAAATATCGTAACCGCCGTCAATAACAATGTCAGAGTCTGTATATCCTTCATAAAATACTTTATTTTCATTATCAGTTCCAAATACAGAATGTATTGTTTCAGAATCTGATGGGCGATTTCTATAGTTTCCAATTATGCTAATGTTTTCTGCATAGTTCATATTTATTTCTGAATATATTCCAGCTTCAACATCGATATCGCTAGAAGTATTTAGGTGTGTTTTTAAATATTGATTCTCGTACATTTAAACCTCTTCCAAGGTTACCGAAACATTCCAGAAGTCGTGATTGGTTGCTCCACGACTAACTATGTTATATGAAAAATCTGAAATATACATTTCTATAACCTCACTATATTCGCTGAGTCTGTCATAATCGTTGTCAAAGTTTTGTGGATTATCATATGAAAGATAAACAAAGAATGAGCCAGTATGACTGTTGTACCAATCTAGCAGGTCTGATGCACCAGCACCACCATCTACTGTATATTGTGTTGTAGATCCCGACAATGGAGATATCCCAGTAGTTGTATTAAATTGTGGATCCCCTGCAAATCTTCTAGACGGCAACATTTCCCAAGAAGTAGAAATCTTTATTTTATCTGCAACGTGAAAAGAACGCATACGACCATTAATCATACGTTTTCTAGTTTGAATTCTTTCAGTGGCTACGTCAATGTCTGATCGATTATGGTCTGAAAGTATCAAGAAGGATTGGTCGATTGCACTGGCGGTTGACCCATATTCAAATCCAGGTGGCACTAATGGATCTTCTGCTGTGGCAGGGGCAGTATAGTTATCTGACCACAACATTCCTTGTGGACGACCATACTTCTGACGATTATTAATATATGCCATTAGAACCTATTCCCCTTAAATCTAGTTGCTTCTACCTGTTTGATTTTTCCAATAACGGTACGTGCAATATCATCTGCACTTGCGTTACTTCCAGCATTAACAGTTACACTATAATTATACACCGAACCGTTAAGAGATTTACCACTATTGATTGCTTGAAGATTTTTTACCCCAAAACTTTGAACAGCAGGACGCTTAATAACAAATTCTCCAGGAGTAAGCATAGCAGAAATTGTATCTGAACCAATAGATCCACCAGATGCCATATATCTATTTCCAACCCTTCCGCCCATTGCATATCTAACAAGTCCACCCATAGCATACGCAACTGGTCCACGTCCTCCGCTGCCTGCTTGCAAACTGGTTAGTTTTGCTCTTGCATCACTTAGTGCTTGTTTTGTATATGCAAGCTGTTGTTTTTTTTCATTTAATTTTGCTTGAGCAGCACCTCTAGCAATAACCGACATTGAAGCATCTCTTTGTTTTTCAAGTGCTGCTATTTCAGCTGCAAGGACTCCAATGCTTTGCCCTATTTGACTAACCTTAAGGTTTTGTGCGGCAATCGCTGCAGTCTTGGCTTCTGTTGCAGTTGGTGCGGCTGGTCTAGATGGTGTGGTTACTGGAGTAGTCGTGGTTGTTGGAGTAGTCGTGGTTGACCCATTACCGCTACCACCTCCAGAGCCTCCTCCAGATGTTGCTGCACCATTAGCAAGAGCTAACTCTCGTTCAGCAATTTGAAGATTAAGTTTTGCAATTTCAGCTTCATAAGCTTCCTTTGTTTTGCCATTAACAATAATTCCGTCAAGTTCGGCTTGTCTCTTAGCTTCGAGTGCTCTCATTTGTTCTTCTTGGGCATATGAAGCTGCCTTAACTCTTTGATTCTGTACCGCTCGTGCTGCAGCTGCTACATCGCCAGAAGTAAGAGCAATAGCTACGTCAAGCTGGTCTTTTTGCTGGTCTGCAATGTTTGCATTAATCTTTGCAATATCCTCAAGTGCCTTTTTACGCTTGTCGTATATTTTATTAATAGCATCTTCTTTGAGTGCAATAACGTTAAGTGCTTTTTGTTGTTTATCTTTTAGGTCATTAAGCCTTACGAGCTCTGCGTCTTCTGGAGTACCTCCGCCTCCTCCACCACCACTGGAAGATGTGTCGGACTCTGTGTCGCCACCACTACCACCGCTAGAGGTAACGCTTGATGTTGCTGCCTTATCCATAACTGCAGCAGCGTATGCTGCTGCAGAGGCATCCATACCATATTTACGCCTTAGTGTAGCCCAACCCTTATATCCAGGGTCATTTCCATTAACTGCTGAAGAGAATACTGCGTGATATTGTGCTAGATATTCTATTTTATTTTTCTTTGGCAATTTATTAAATGCCGCATTATCCTTTAAGGCATTTGCTGCTGCCGTACTGTTAGTATATTTTGCAATAAGCTCTGTAGTAAATTTTCCTCCATTATTTTTAAGTTCTCTTTCAATATTCTTTACATCGTCAGCAAATGCTTTAAGAACTTCTCCATTGTCAGCATTAATATTTATGCTAACATTGCCATATGTGTTAAGCCACTCTATTGCCTGTGCTGCCCCAGCTAATTGTTCTGCAGTATACTTACTGTCGGGAGTAGAAACAATATTTAGCATAAGTGTTTGTGTTTGTACCTTTGCTCCAGCAGCCTGTAAGGAAGAAATCATATTGAGTGTTTCTACTTCTCCAGCTGCTTTAATTGCTAGGTCATATGCTGCACCAAACCCTTTATTTTTTGACGCATTGTTCATAAGGACTTCAATTGATGCTGGCGAAAGTGTTCCAGAAGCAAGTTGAGCTTGAATTCTTGTCTTAAATGTACTATTACCAAGAGCATTAATTTTTTCTGCAGTCTTGTACATTGCACTATCAGTACTAAAGTTTTGTTTAATATTTTCTAGGAAGTTTGCATTGAAGTCAGTTTCTGTTAATATTGCTTTTTGAGACCTGATAGTTTCATATGCCTCTTTTTCAATCTTAAGTTGTTTTTCAAGCTCTAGTGTTCTGTTTTTTTCAAGAGTGTCTATTTCATCTTGTGTCTTTGCTTGTGCAACTTGGGTGTCAAACTGTGCGTTGATTGCATCAGTAGCACCAACAGCCTGTCCATAAGTATTAATTGTTGCTGTAGAAGCTGTTCTAGCTTTATTCTTGCTTTCTTTTTGACCAAATGGACCACCCTCATAGACGGTATACCTTCCACCCATAGAGTTTATCTCACTAGACGCAATTTGACTATTAAAATCTGATGTTGCTTGTGACAAAGCGGCGGCAGTTGTAAGTCCTGATGTTTTTGTAAGGTCTCTTGTGTATTCAGTAAATTGTTTTGATGCAGCAGATGAAATTCCAAGATTACCACTTTCAACACCGAGAGCTGCAATAATTTGACGACCCTGCTCTTGAGTAATTACATTTTGTGCAACAGAGTTTGCAAGATCTGATGCAAGAGATGTTGCAATCTGCTCAACACTCTTTCCAGAATCTTGCATTGTTTTGGTATTAGACAGCAGCTTCTTTCCGCTCTCTGTTTCTCTAATATATTGTTGAGCAGCACTAAGCTCTTCTGCCTTAACACTAGTAAGTTTTGCAGACATTTCTGCTTCTCTGGATTGAGTAGCACTAACAGTACCCATATCTTCAGCCATTTTGTTCATTGAGTTAATGCTCATTACCTGAGCATTTCCAAGTTCAATAGCTTTCTTACGTTGTTCTTCTTGTGCTTGAACTAAAGCAAATACTCCAGCACCGAGAGCTCCTAGAGCTACTACAGCAATACCAATTGGACCAGGTAGCATCATAAGCAATGGACCAAGAACCGATACTGCCATTCCAAGTCCTTCAAGTCCAGGGATCATAGCTACTCCCATACCTGCCATAGATAGTCCCATCCCCATACCCATACCGCCTCCACGTACACCACTAGCAATACGTGAGCCAATGCTTGGTTTCTTTGGTGCTGCTGCTGGTGCTGGTGCTGGTCTGTTTGCTCTTGCTTCTCTGGCTTGTGCATTTCTATTATTTGCACTCTCTACTTTTGCAATAGCGGCTTGTCCATTTTTTGCAGAAATTTGTTTTCCATTTAAATAATATCTTTGATTTCCATTTTTATCTGTTCTTACTTCAACTTTTCGTGCTTCAGACATAGTTAAATTATTATTTTTTAAACCTTGTGTTCCTGTTGCTGCAGACTGTCCATCTGGCATTGCTCCAAATGATCTTCCAGGTGATGCTGGCTTTGAGTAGTAAATTCTTTTTTTCTTAGTTTTGCTGTCACGCTGCCTTACAACAGGCGATCCAGAGTTAAGTAGTTCTTGTCTTTCTGCGGCTGTCATACCAGCACCAGAAAATCTTACATCTCTAATTTGACCAAGAGCCGCTGCTCTCATTGCTGCAAATTTTTTATTTGTTTTTCCAACCTCTGTTGCAACTTCTCTGTCTAAAGCTTCTATTGATCTTGCAAATTTTCTTTGATTTTCTGGCAATGCCCGAACTTGTTCTTCTGTATCATAGATTGCTCTTACTCCAGCTTTTCTTAGACTAGCAATTTTTTGTTGCATAGCAGTGTCGTAAGCTTTAATTTCTTTTTGCAATTCAACATCATTTATATCAGCCTTAGCAAATTTTGCAGACTCTCCATATCTTTCTGTTATGTTTTTACCAGAAAATTCTTTTTCAACATCTCTAATGTCAGCCCCAGATGGAAGCTTTCTGTTTGTTTTCCCAGACATTTCTGCTCCCCAAGCGTGTTTAAGATCCATAACTGCTGTTTTGCTAATTGAAACAACTTGCTCTAAGTTTCTTCTCATTGCCTGTGTCAATCTTATGTCTGATGAAGATAGGGCATCTTGTACAGAAATTGAACTTCCAGGTCCAAAATGAGCAAAGTTGCTCTCTGATCCCTTACCCCTTGAATATCCAGGAATACTTCCAGAAATCATCCCATTAATGAGACCGCCATACTTCTTTGCCATTGCTGCAGGAATAACTGCTTCTCCTGGTGAAAGCATTGCAGGAACTATATCTCCCCTGCCTTTTGGACCAGGAACACTAACTACACCGTTTTTGTATCCAGAAGGTTTTGGCATATTCCTTAATCCAAAACCAGGAAGTCCTGTCATCCAACTAGTAAAAGCATCTCCGTGCTTATAACCTAAGTAACCTTCTTTAATCAATGCCTGAATTAATGGGTCATTATATGGTGCTCCAGATAGTCTAGAATCTACATCTTTTCCACCAACAATTACTCTTGGAAGTACTGCTCCTCTGTCTGTTCCAAGTTCTGGATTCTTTTTTATAAATTTAAATAGAGTATCTAGTGTAATATATCCTTTACTTTTTTTGACTATTTCCATTGCTTCTGGGGAAAGATCTTGCCTGTATTGATTGTCTCCGTATGCTCTAAATGTTGTGTCTGAAAGTTTTTGATTTTTTGCAAAATACATTCCTGGACCAAAAGTTCTATTGATGTCGGATTCTGGAGTATAGTCTTTGGGGTGTCCTAGATTGTTTTCAAGGTTGCTATCCTCACTTCTATGCCTCATATTTTTTGTATAGCGTAATGCCATTTGTCCAGGAAATAGTTTTGATGCAATTGTAGATGGACTCATAGATACTCGAAGTCTGTGAAGACTATCACGTACTGCAGATCTAGGATCTTGAAGATTTGCTACCAACCTATTTAATGCAAAGAGTGGCGACTCTTGATAATCCTTTGCACCACTACTACTGTATACACTTTGTGCGTTTAAAAGATCTTGAAGTCTATTATCTCTACCTCTTGACGTTTTTAATCTTGCAAAACTTTCTAATCCATAAGCACCAAAAGGCATCTCCAAAGAGTGTCTTCCAACACTTCCTATTCCACCACGGTCTCTTATAATTTGTGCAAAATCTTTAGAAAATCTTGGATCTTTTTGAATAGCAGCAAGAGCTTTTTGGGGAGACATTCCACTATTAATAAGGCTGTTAAGACTTTCTAGTATTGGAAGATCTTGCTTAGATATTTTTGCACCTTGCTGTAATCTGTTTGCAGATTGTGCTGGACCACTAAACGGATTCATTCCTGAGAATCCAAAATTTCTAAATCCTTTACCTGGTGATCTTGCAAACATAAATTTAAAAGCATTCATTGTTTGTCTGATAAAACCTCCACCAGCAAATCCAGGAAGATTTCCAGCAATCATTCCTTCAATAAGACCCCTGTATTTTTTAGTTTGTTTTGCAGGAATAATAGCTTCACCATTTGAAAGCATTGCAGGAATTGAGTCTGATGTTCCAGATCCTGGACCACGAACTATTCCACCAGTAGCAAGATTCTTTGCTTTTGTGCTTGACCTAGATACCCTGCCTCCAGGAGTGGCAAAGCCACGTTGTGCTGTAATAGATTTTTGATATGCAGCAGTTAGAGCGTTGAGGGCTGCTGCCTCTACGCTAAATGTTTGTGTAAGTTTGCTGTGTGACTGATTTAGTGATGCTGCTACTGCTGCTGCCTCAATTTGTTGTTGAGTCATATAGTCTGTTTGTGTGCCAAGAATTCCTGTGTCTACCCCAGTTTTTCTAAATATGCCTCCAAGAAGCTGGAACATTTTAATAAGGTTAGCTACACCGTTAGCAACAAGACCAACAGTCATAAGTAGTATAGGACCAATACCTGCAACTACGGTTGTAAGAATAACTGTAAAGTTTTTGGCACCATCGCCCATAGAATTAAACTGATTAAGAAGCTTTGTTCCAAACTCAATCACTGGAGTAACAGCTTTAAGGAATGATTCTCCAACTGGGGCTAAGGCTGCTTGGAAATCAGCAAATGCTTTCTCAAACTTGTAGGTAGTTGTATCCTCTACCTTTTTAAGTTCTCGTTGAGACAGGATTGCAAGTTCTTGTGTTGTTGCCTTGGTTAACTCAAGAACACGAGCTGCTTGTGTACCCTCGCCAATTACGTTCTGAAAGAGTGTTGATAGACGTGAGAATTGGAACTTACCAAATAGTTGCTCAATTGCACGAGCACGATTAAGTGGGTCAAGAGTATCCAGTGCTGATGCAAAGTCAATAACGAGACCCTTGATGTCTCCCTTATTTGAATTAACAATTTTCTCAATGTTAATGCCAAAACCTTGAAGCATTTCTTTTGCTTTTCCAGTTGGATTAATAAGAGCAGCAAGACCAGACTTAAGTGCGTTAGCACCTTCAGATGCATTAATGCCACCCTCTTTCATAGCGGTCAGGAAGAATGCAAGGTCTTCTACGTCTCCACCAAGTTGCTGAACAACAGGACCAGCTTTTGGGATTGCTTCGGTAAGATCTTCGATAGATGTTACCGACTGGTTTTCAACTGCGTTAAGGAAGTCGATCTTTGAGGCAAGCTGTTCTGTTGCTGTACCAAAAGCATTGGTAATAGACATAGTTGTTTCAAGAGCCTGAGTTTGTTCTACGTTACCCAGAACTGCTAGACGAGTAGCTTCTGAAACCTGTGCAAGAAGTTCTTGTCCAGTCTTACCAGCCGCTGCTGCTTCTGAAGCAAGACCAATAGTCTTTTCAACTTCAATGCCATATTTTGTGTACTCTCCTGCAAGAGCTTTGATAGATGCAACCATATCGTCTGTTTCTTTAACTGTAGTACTAAAGTCACCATAAACACGACGAATTTTAATTACCTGCTTTTCAATCTCCATAAAGGATTTAGCTGCAGATGTGGCAAATAGTGTAAGGGGAATAGTAAAACCAACCATAAGCTGACGACCAGCCCATTGAGTATTTTTACCAAAGTTTAGAAGGTTTGTAGAACCTTGAGTTAGAAGCTGATTAAACAACTGTTGCTTTTGTGCAGCAACCATTGTTCTGGTAGCAAGATTATCCATATCAAGGGATAGTGGTCTAACCTTGATAGATTGCAATGCACCATTTGCGTCACGACCCATAGAAATATATTGAGTTTGTAAATCTTTAACTCGTTCTATTGCTACCTTTGAGATAGTGTCAAACTCTGACTTGAACGCTCTACCGAAAGTTTTGCTTGCTCCACCAGCATATCTAAAGTACTGACCCATTGTCAGCTTGTTCTTTTCAAGTGCTGTGGTGAATGCTTCCGTGGTTGAATTTACACGAGTCATACTGGCTTGGAATTGACCAGTAGCATTTACTGCATTTAGAAGGGATGACTGTAGTTGGGCAGCCTGAGCATTTGCGGTTGCCCCACCACGAGCCATCTGAGTGTGAAATAGAGAAATCTCTCTTTGAAGATTTTTGAGAGAAGCAATGGCTGAAGACGTATCAATATTTACGCCAATATTAGCATTTACATCGTCAACCATTCATTTACACCCCTATTTTAAATTTAGCTAATGCCAAGTGCATCTGAGAGTCTTACTCCTGATGCGGCTTCCACAACCTGATATACCGTTGGTAGATCAATGTTGTCTTCAAGAGCAGCTAGGTCTCCTGCAAGTTCTGGCTTGTACTGCTTCATTGCAATTTGAACACATTCCATAAGAAGATTCATAGACTTTGCGTTGTCTTCTGCAACTGCTGCAATGCCCTCAAACTTCTTCATAAAATCACGAAGTAGTGAAATCTTTAGTGGTCGAACTGTAATCTCTGTACCGTCAATTAGGACGATCTTTGATTCTTCATTAATTGTTGTTGCCATTGTTTCCTCCTTGTTAGGCTTATTAAATTATATCACAAAAGCCGTTTAGTTTTCGACTAGTTTTTCATATCCTAGCCCCATACCAATACCAAATCCAGCCTGTGCAGCATTATGTCCTTGATAAGAAACAATGTCGTTCGGGTCTCCAGTAGCACCACCACTAAAGAATTTAGCTTTCTTTTCTTCCCAGATATCCTGTCCACTCTTACCGCCATTTTGTTTATCTAAGTCTACCCCCTGAATACCTGCAAAAAATTTTTTCTCTTCGTAGTCTAAATCTCTTTTAATGTTTAAAATTGATATTAACTCTGGCATAGATATTGATTTCTCAAGTTCTTCAAAGTCTTTCCAAATACCAAGCAAAAAAACTTCAGACTCAAGCTTAGCCAGATCAAGATCTTCCCAAGTAGACCCACTTTCGACTGCTTGCTCTTTTACCGTCTCTTCTTCTTTATCATCATTAATTTTAATATCTGCACAGATATCCAAAATCTTGTAAATAGTTGGAAGATCTACGCTATCTTCTAAGTCTTCAATTGTTTTTATTGATGGGTAGAACTGTTTCATACACACCCTTGCACACTCTGCCAATGCTGAAATTGCTTCGGCATCTCCGTTTGCAATTCTTACTTTTTCGAATGCTACCATAAACTCTCTAAGGTATTTTAATTTTAGTGGTGTTATATATAGCTCTGTTCCATCTATTAAATGTACAGTGCCTGATTCGTAAATTGTTGTTGCCATATATCTATTGTACCAAAAACAAAACTGCCCAGAGCCGAAACCCTGAGCAGTTCTGATTGTATTAAATTATGATGCGAGTGTGCGGTCTACAATCTTTCCATAAGACGCATTGTCGTTAGGAAGAAGTCTGAATGAGACTTCGAACATTGTAGCTTCGTCACGCTTAGCTGAAACTGTAACACTCTCGATTGAGAGAGCACGGTATCCAACGTAAACACGCTCGATGGATGAACCAGCTGCACAGTCTCCTGTTCCTGGACCAACTGCAACGAGACCACGCTCAACTGGACATTCACCAATGTTTCCTGCACCAAGGTTAAGAACTCGGTCACCGTCGTAAGTTGGTGTACCGAATGCACTCTGTGATGTGGAGCTAGTGTATGTAGCTGAAAGGTCGCTTGATTGTCCTGCAATTGCGAAGAGCAAGTTGTCAAGTGTCGCTTCAGCGAATGCTGTGTTAAGGTTAACCTGCATTCCCTGCTTGTAAAGCTTTGCAACGTCGAGAACCTGGTCAACCTGTACCTCACCGAAGTCAGGCTGGAAGACAATTTCAAGACCGTTCATTGTGTAACCAACATTACGGAAGTCGACATCATTTGAGAGTGTCTCCTTGTAAGAAATGTTAGTTTGGAAGTTGGGCAAATCGAGTTCAGCCTGAGTGTTGGTAATACCACCAGTTGTGTTCTGACCGATTGGACCGTCTTCATATGTGAAAAGTGCTGCTGCACCAACGATGATGTTAGCACTTGTACCACGTGAATATGCCATAATTATTTCACCTCTTTCTTGTTATAGATTTTGGGTGGGTGTTTCCTCTCTTTAATTATACAGGCTTATTGTACAAAAGAGTCTGACTTGTGCCAATCATAGTCGATAATTATTTTATTCCCTGCATAAGTACGAGCAGTACCAAAATCAATAATGTCACGAGTTTCTTCAAGTTGATAAATCTTAATTTCGTGGAAGAAGGGAATTAAAAAGTCTGTGCCATCGAAAGTTACTTTATTATGAGTAACTCCATCTACCGTGACTGTTCCACTTACCTTAGATGCAATCCAAGCATTAAGATCTTTAGCAGAGTCGTCTCCGTTATCAAGTAAGTCTTGGATCTCTTGTGTCATTTCAATCAAGTTAACTACCGCTGTTTCTGTAAGTGCATAGAAATAATACAGTAGCTGTTCACACTTAATGTATGGGAATGGTGTGCGACGCATTTTAAACATTCTGTCAAATACCGCTGCCTGTCCTTGGAAGGTGTATCTTGCCGTAGTTCCTGCTGTTAAAACATCTAGGCTAAAGCTTTCTGCGATGCTAAAGTCGCTTGGATATGTAGGGAACATTGGAACCGCACCAAATCCTCTACGAGCAAGTTTCTCTTGCAAGTACTTATTAATAAAAATTGGGGGATAGTATATTGCCATTATGTAGTTACTCCTATGTTTGCTACCCAGGTATAGCCTGTTGAGATTCCTACAGACCTACCGCCTCGTTTACCAGCAGACAGATTCTTTTTGTATGCTACTGGATTTGTTAAATATTGCATAACGCCACTTGATTTAATAAAAGCTTGCGTAAAATAGTTATTAAAGAATGAGTCAAAGATTCTATTGAATCCACCCTGTGCCTCTGTTCCTCCAGGATTCTCAACAACAATCGGGTTCTTGGTAAAAACCTGCTCACCAGCGTCACTGAAGGCTAGTACAGACGCTCTTACTGGTCTAATGACCACTGGGATACCATCTTCTATGATTCTGGCTTTATTATAAAACGGAACAGTAGAACCTTCTTTAATTGAAGTAGATTGTCTGAAGGTGGACTTAATAGAAAGACCAATGCCCGAAATAGTGTAGTCTATATCAAAAAGTCTTGCTGCTGGACTTCCAGTTTGATTCCACTCGTATACGTGGTGAAGAATTGCAGGATTTGTTCTTGCAGAAGAATCAATATACTGTTTTAAAAGCTCAATGGCATTAACACCAATTGCAGATAGAATGTGCTTTTTACCTCGCTTAACTCCTTCTGTAAATCCAATTGAATACTGAATAATGTTATTCATTTCTTTTAAGAATAGTTGATCGTTGAATGTAGTTTGCACTAGACATCTACCCCCTGATTTTCAGAGCGTCTTAGAACAACTTTGTGATACTCAACTGTTCCAAAAGGATTAACGAATGGTGCCTGAGTTGCAATTTCAAAAAGGGTAGACTTTCCATTTCTAGGTCCAGATGTTTCTATATAAATTGGATTCTCAAATCTGTCACGAATATTTGTTATAAGAATATTGGTAGCTGCATTCTTTGCATCTACGCTTGAAATACGAATATCTTTTTTAACTCTACCCAAAAGAATCGTATCTGTTTTTATGTCTGGGTCTGGCTTAATGTCTTCTTTATAAGAAACACCAGCATCATTAAAAGAACAGACAATTGTTTTGTCCAATACCCAAGACTTTGTTACGTTTCCGTATGCGGTTGTTTCAACAATTGGGTAGTAGATATCCGCCATCATTGGGAACATAAAGTCTGGTGTTTCACAAATAGACACTACAGCACCCCTAGTCTTGTAATAGACTTAGCATACTTAGAAAGTATCTTGTCTACAAGAATATTACCTGTTCCTTCGAATGACTGCTTGTCGAATTGTAGTTTGTACTGATCGGTATTGTAGGCTGTGACATATCGCTTGTAGTAGTCAAGCTGACCGCATTCAATGTCTGTAATCAAAAGATTGACAGCACGAGCAATATCAGATGGTACCGCTGTATACCCAGATTCTACAATAACTCTATAGTCATATGTTTTAGGGAATCCACCCCATACACCAAAGTTTAAATCTAGATAATCTGTGCTTCCAGCAGGAAGAATTAAGTCTGCACTTTCACTTCTATTTAGCTCACCTGTATAGGTTTGAGTTATAGCAGTCTTATCTTTTGTAATCTCAAAATTACGTACATAAGCTGTTGGGTTACTTGCATCATAAATAAGAACGTTGTTCTCATATACCTGCAAAATTTTCTTTGCGTCTACCCATAGTGGTAAGTAATCTGCCCCAAGACCAGTAGTCTCAAAAGTTGTTTTCTTGTAGTAAAATCCTTGAGGAATTACAGAGTCAACAATTGCTCTTGCTAATTCTTCATTAACTGTTTTTGTAGCTATGTCAGACGCTGTGTCTGCTAGTGTGTTTGGGTCTAGGTATGGTCTACGAACCTGATAGGTATCGTCGTGAATAATATCACCTGATGCATCAGTAATTACAACTCTATAGTCTGTGTCATACTTTCCTGGTAGTGTAATTGTCCACACATAGGCTGCATTGTCTGTTACGGTTTGTGTAGTTGAGCTAAGGTCTGCCAAGTCAGTAATGGTTGCTGTAAACACCTCATTAGTTGTATAAGTCGCTGGGATAGTGTATGTAAACCCAACGCTAGTGTATGGCGATAACCTTAGTAATTCCATTAAACTCCGTACTCCCTTGCAACCTCTTCTGGGGTTGCGGTACGCACGTGATCTCGCTTAAGCCACTTTTCAGCCTCTGCTTTGTCTACTATATTGTACCCTTTGTCAATCTTCCCTACGCCTTCCCACAAGACATTTCGTGTAGAGAACAATGCTACTGTTTCTTTCTTAACAACTTCAGGCTCTACCACCTTTACTTTTGGTGATTTACTTGCGGCTCCTGAGCCGATAGCACCACTTTCTGTTGGTGTAATTGAACCAGACTTTTTGCCACCTTTGGCAACGGTACGAGATGAACCGATTACGTTATCTTCATCTGTTTCTGGCATACCCTTTGACTTTTGTTTTAAATCTGCAATTGATTCTTCTAGTGCTTCTACAGAATTGTCTACTATTTCTTCAATTGTTTCTAGTACTTCTTCAACTGTCTCTTCGACTGTTTCGATAATTGTTTCATTTGACATTAGAAACCTCCTTCAATAATTATATCAGATAGTAAGAGAGGCAAGGACCGAAATCCCTGCCTCCCCTAAGAGTTGAACTCAAATTATGAAGATGAGTCCTGGCTGTCGCTGTCAACCCAAGCTACAGCGTCTTCCTCTTCCCACTGAAGTCCGAAACGAACGAATACGGTGTATTCGATTGTGTCTTTCTTCGCTACGTATTCACGGTTTACAGTGATGTCTCGCTGGAAACCCCAAATGCGGTTTGAAGGGAATGTAAGGTCAACGTAGTTGTCTGGGTAGTAAGGAACTTCCATTACTGGAATACCTAGTACACGAGTTGTACGACCCTCTCCTAGAACCTGGTCAGTACCTGCAAGGTATGCATTACGGTACTGCTCGGTCCAGATGTTGTTTGCTGCTGTACCATTTTGCTTAACGATGTCAGCAAATGTGTCGGTGCTTGCATAGAACTTAAGACCATTCTTGAGAGCACGATACTTTCTTGGTAGAGCAGAAATGACACCCTGAAGAACCTCTGGAGTCCACGCACCGCTTGTAACGGTTGCAGAATACTCGTGAGCATCTCCACCGAAACGAACCTTGCGAACGAATCCTTCCATAATGTTAAGGAATGAGTTTCCCCCAGTTCCTGTACCATTGATGGCAAGATCTTCAATGTCATTTGCGAATGCGTTGGTCATTAGACGAACAAGGTGGTCCTCAAGGGCTGCACCTTCAATGTTGTCTTCTAATGCCTCAGCAGAAACTTCCCAGTCAAGGCGAAGCTTCTTTGTTGTTAGTTCAACCTTAGCAAAGGTTGCACCTGCGTTTGTGTATGTCGCATCAGCCTGGTTAGCAGCACGAATAACTCGTTCTCCAACGTTGACTTTTTCGAGTTCCATTGTATTGGCTCTCATTGTGACACGACGACCATCTTTAGCGAGAATAGTACCGTCCCAAACGTAGTCAATAAATCTACGAGCCTGTTCAGGTCGTAGAATACCACTACCTGCATCACCCGAAGGATTTACGGCGTTTGATCCAGTTGTAACACCAAAGTTTGCGGTGGGGATGTTTCCAAGTGTATCTGCACCTGGGTTAGCAACACCACCAATTCCTCCAGACGCGAATGCACCCTCACCATTGGTTTCGTTTGCACCAGCTCCTGGATAGTTTTTAATAATTTCTTCCGACATTTTGTCACCTCCTAAGTGATTTTTTATTTGAATAGATCGGCTGTTTTGAGGAAACGTCCGTCCCATAGGGATTTCTCAATCTTGTCTGATTGAGCTTCCTGTACGATCTCGCCTAGATCGCCAGACTTGCGGAAAGCGGTATCTGCCTCAACAGCATCAACTCTCTTTCCAAACTCATTAAACTCGCCCTTGGCTTCTGTTACCTCATTTTTTACAGAGTCAATTGACTTGCTTAGTTGTGCAATTTGTTCGGCTTGTGCCTGAACAACTGCGGTTAGATCGCTAAAGGCTTTTGTAACGGTATCCTTGATTTCAGCAACTGCGTCTACAAGAACCTCGTCTGACTTGGATACTGAATCAGCCTTTTCAGCAACTTCTTCATCAGCAACAACCTCTTCAGCTGCCACCTCTTCAGTTACTTCTTCAGCTACTTCTTCTGCTACTTCAATATCTGCCTCTGGAGCGACCTCTGCTTCAACAGCGACTTCTTCTACTGTCTCAGCGACTGTTTCATTTACTTCATCAGTCATAGGACTTACCTCCTTAGTTATCTTAGAAGTATTAATGCCTTTAGCACTATCTACTAAGAACTTCACCATTTCTGGTTTTTCTGCATCTGACTTCTCCACAAAGCCGATGTTCTTCATTGTTGCACCACTAGTGGGGCTAACCTCTGAATCGTTTTCTGAAAGCATTACAATACCGTTTGCTTCATCCCAGAAAACATTTTCAATTTCTACGTCCACGCCATCTCCCTTGATTACGTCAACTCCGTCTACTTTTTCGACAGATAAAACATTTGCAAACTGATTTGCAGGTGTGTCAACTAGTGACAACTCAATGAGGTCGTAGTCTTTAATAATACGGATAGTTGCATCCATCTTTTCATCGAATGCGTCGTCCCACTTATTCATTCTACCGCCAATTGAGAAGCCTGAGAGTGTTCCGTCTAGAACCTTCTCCCAAGTGTCTTGAGCACCCTTTGAAATATATGTAGAGACATAAACTCCTGCATAAAACTTTTTTGACTCTGGGTCAAAGAACTTGTCCTCTTTGAATGAAACCATTTTGCCTACTGCTTTTGGCTGGTGCATTTCACGAATGTTGCCACGGAATTTTTCAAAAGCTTTCATTGAAGCTTCTGGAGTAACAATGTCATTCTGCTTGTCGACGTTATCTAGGGTTGCAAAACCAGAGACGATACGTCGCTCTTCGTCAACTTTTGAGAATGGCATTGAAAGGCGAACGTTTTCGCCTTCAGTGTCCCAGTGGGCTTTAGAAATAGTCATATTAATTAATTATATACTGTTTTTTACAACAATGTAATATTGTTCTTACATTTAAAATTATAGCACAATTTATGCAGATGATCTGCCTTCGCCCTGAGCGTTTCTTCCAGTAGTTGTTGATAGACTATCTGAATTATTATTTGTTCGTTCAGCATCACGCTGTCTATTGTTTGCCAAGTTAGCACGAGCATCCGTTGCTTGACGTGGTGTCATTTGAAATACTTCGTCTCCGTCTGCACGTTGAGGAAGTCCAAGCTGATCTCTAGCCTCGTTAGGAGTAATAATCTGTGTCTTAACATAGCGTTCTAGAATTTGTGACTGTGAAATCTCGTCTGTAAGAGTTAACTCATTAAACTTAAACTCTAGGATGTCTGTCTTCTCTTTAATAATCTTGCTAAGAACTTTCTCAAGATTGGTTTGTGCAGGACGTGCAACCTGTTCCTTAAATGTGCGGTCCTGTGCAAGAGCAGCAGCGATACTTGCGGCATCTCCACCACCGATCTTAGAGAGTGGAACTTGGTGAGCAACAAGAATGTCGTCACGGTTACGAATGCGGTATTGGTTGAATGATGCTTCCTGTACGCCATTCTCAATTGGCTCCATCTTGAACTCAACCTTGTTTGTATCTGAGTCGCCAGGAAGTGGAATGTAGAGTGTTCTGTGTGACTGCCCCTTTAGGCTTGTCTGTAGGAAGCGGAACATCTTGTCTTCTGCATCGTCTGAAAGTTTTGCACCTTTAAGAGTTACGACATAACGAGGTACAGCTTTGTTGCTAAAGTAGTCAATGTTGTATTGTGAAGCAAGCTGATCTCCGTGAAGAGAAGAGATTGCAGACATAATATCTGGGATTCCGTAGTATGTGTTGAGTGGAGAATATTCCTTGTAATGAATAATCTCATTGGGTCGTGGGTCGTCAGTTACTGGGTTTGGGTTAACTGCCCCGAAATTTCTGAAGTAGACAACCTTGTTACCGATAATCTGAACGTAGCCATCTTTTAGTCTACGGACTCGCATTGTGGTTGAGGGAATGTGACCAACGTATCCAATCTCACCTGTTACTGTGCGACCAACCTCAAGGTATCCATTTCCTGTAGCCTGAACATCTGTATAAAATTTCATCATTGTGTTTGTAAAAGAATCATCATCGTTGAGTGTTTCTATCCATTCACGCATTGCAATTCTTGCACGTTCAATACGCTTACGTGCTTTTTCTGCAGCCGAATCTGTAGAACCTTCAATAGCAAACATTGTGCTTTTTGTTGGTTGAAAGTCATAGCCAAGACCAACAATGTTTTCTACCTTTGCATCGATAGCAGCGTGGTTAGCAAAAGATGTGTCGTAGTAGTTTGCAAGTTCGTAAAGATTCCAGGGTGGGGTAATGACATCAAAAAGACCGTAGCCATTGTGGTAGACAGTTCCAGGATTAATTTCCTTTGAACGTGCTCCATTAACACCTGAGCTTGTAGCCATTGCACTGTCAAGATATGCTGGTGTAATATCTACAGCTTTTGACATTCTTGTTGCACGACGCTTAAAGTTTGCGTTGAGACCAGATAGTGACTTGATACCCTCCCAATCTTTAATGAATGGATCTTGTGCTTTAAACACATTCTCTTCTTCTGCAAGACTATCCATCTTTGCACGAATAATGTGTTCCATAGGTTCTTCTCTCATTAGTCTTCAGCTCCGTATAGGTCTAGAGTTTTCTTTGCAGCAATGACTGCTCCAAGGTCATTCATATTTGGAATGAATCCCTGCTTCATACGGTCAATTTGTTCGGAGTGTGTCTCGTCTGAAATCTGTCGTGTATTTGGGTAGAAGATAGCCTGACCCTCTGCTTCTCCATAATATGCAGCGGCATCCATAAGCTTCTTTACACGTTCGTGATCATTCTTGTATGCCTCGATAGAAAGAACGTTGTTGTCGCCATCAGTAAATGGCTTGCCGTTTGCTTTTACCCAAATATATGTGCCGAAGTCTGAGTATTCTTCTTTGACCACTGTTAGTCTAGCTTTTCCAAGAGCTTCCTCAATTGGATCTATTTTTTCCTGTTCCATAACCACCAGTATACCATATTATAGCGGTGACACCTTAATTAGTGACGATCTAATACCAAGATATGTGCTATAGTCATCCTGAGCCATCTCTATAATATACTGATCTTCGTTTGCAACTATTCTACTATTTCCAACATATGCACCATAAATTGCATTAGCATCTAGTTTAATATCAATACTTCCCTCGCCACTGATTAGCTGTTGTTCCCATCCACCAGCTGCATCTAAAACTTGTTGCCAAGTATTATTATCTGTATCTGACCAAAGATAAAAAGAGAAGTTGCTGTTTTCTGTTGATTCATCAATTTGATAATCTGAAATATTGTTTATTATAAATGGACCAGTAATGTCAATTCTATTTGTTGATGCCCCACCAAAATCTAGTAAGCCATTAAAGAGTATTCCAATCATATTCCATTCACCATATCTGATTGTTGCGTCTTCTGTTCCATTAACAAAAAATTTAACAACTGGACTTCCCCCTGTACTTATGATTGTTCCGTTGCTTAATTTTGCTGTTAGTTCTGCATAGTTTGAATCTGTACGGTCTGCATAAACAGTAATGGTATCTTCATTATATTTAATTCTAAATAACTCTACGTCAGCGGCAAACGGTTTTTCGTACATAGCTGATACAGATAAAACGCTAACCTTATAGTAATCTTTTGCAGATTCATTGATCGGAATTTCAATTCCTCTTGTACCGTCAAAAGTTGATCCTAGTAGCTTAACTCCACTTTGCTTAGTAAGATATAAATATGGAGTAGTTCCTTTATAGATTGAGTATGGATTTTTCTTAGAGTAGTCTCTTGTTCCAGAAGTAGTACCAAATGAATAAATATCTTTTCCAAACCTAGTTCCGATTGGTGTCTTTGTCGGTGAATAGTTTAGTGCTTGTGATGCAACCTGTAACATTTTTATTTTTACTGGATTTCTTATTATTCCAGGGACAAAAAATTCTATGTGAGTTACTAGTCCTAAGTCATTATAATCTCCATATCCACCAGTTGGAAGATATACAATACTTCCATTTATAAACTCATATTTATTATTTAGCCACTCAGTCAACGGATCAATAACATTGGTTGATTGAACTGATATGTTTGTTTTTGTTATTTGATTTGTGGATACAACAGAGGTTGCTATTTCTGAAAACTCTACATATGATCTAACTGATGAATTAACAACATTGCTCATTTGCGGAACATCAATGTTAAGCTGAAGAAAATCTATAGAGTATGCAGTATTTCCAGACTGGTCGATAGATATATTTTTATCCATCTGACTTAAAGATATATAGTCTCGCCAGGTTCCATTAACGGCTATGTCTAAACTAAAAGTATTTAAGGTATTGATTCCAAAAAGAGTATAGCTTGCAATATGCGAATCAAACTCTGAGGTAGTTGCGGTATCGGCTACACCATCAACAAAGTTGTTGCTAATCTTGTTGAGATTGTTTTGATTACAGAATCCAAACTTGTAAATGTTACCGCTAAAAAGTTTTGGGCTGTCTTCACTGATTGCAGTGCCGCCATTGAATGAAGGTGGTCCACCAAGAAAAACCTTTAACTCTGATGCGTTATTGAAGAATTTTGACATTTGCCCATTTTCTTCTTCTGTAACGATTGCATCTATATCGATGCCAACAGTAAACTTATTGTTTATTGTAACCACGTTAGCAGATACTTTTTCATATGTTGTTATTGCTGGTGAGACAAATCTATATGTAATATCGTTATTATCTAACACTACCTCAAAGTATTCATTTGAAGAATTAGATATTCTAAAAAGAAGTTCTTCTGATGTTGGAAGAGAGGAAACGGAGAATACTCCATATACTGATTTTACTGGGTCTTGTAATAAGTTAAACTTATCGAAATATAAATACCCAGCATAATTAAATGTTGTGTTTGCAACGTTATCTGGAACTATTTTAAAGAAAACATCATTATCTATTAATTCGCCATTAGATAGATTAATAGAATTTGATTGACCAGAAAGATTTCTTTGAAGATCATTCCAGTCAGAAACTGTGCGATAATTATCTTCTAGTATAAGTTGTGGCAATTGATAGTTTGGTGCAGAAAGAACATTGTTGTCTGTTGAAATATTATCTATAACCCCATTTCTCCATCTACCAGTTCCAGGATAAGTGTAGTTATTTGCATACTTTGACATTTGATAATCTATAATAACTGGTACGTCAAAATATGAAGAGTTTTTTATTTCTGGCGACTCTACCGATTGCCCTTTTACAAAATGAAGCTTAGCTTTCTCTATTGGTATTTGATATGGGTAAATAGAAACACAGTCAATCTGGAATGGAACAATATCTGAATATGCATAAAATCCAATCCAGTCTTGATCTTCTGATGCAGCATTTAATTTTGTAGGAAACTCAATAGTTCGGTAATCATAGTTAATAGATATTACGGATTCTCCGTTTAAAATTACACCTGCAGAAGTTCCTGTATAGTATATGTGAACAAGCATTGGTCTGCCCCACTCACCCACATAGTGAGAGCAAATGTTTTCTCCAATCTTTAAAGATAGAAATCCACCGCTCACATATAGCCCATTGTCTCCAGTTATTGGACCAATAATTCTTCTTGGGGTTTGTGTTGAAGGAGAAACTCTAATCCAAGCTTCAAGTGTTAGTCTTTTATTTTTGCCATTTTCATTTAAAAATCCAAATCCAGGAATTATTAATGATGGGTCTGGAATGTTTGCAAGACTTTGGCTATAATTTTCAGTTCCTGACCACACAAAATCTATAATGCCTATATCAGTTGAAGAACCGTCAAAGTATGTCCCTGGTGAGCTTGCTCTTTCAAACAAGACAGCATCTACATAATGATTATTATCTGTGGTTCCAGAAGATGTTTTTTCTATTATTATTCTTACATACTCAGCATTGTTTGGCAAAGTAGATGTTACGGAAATTCTTCTCCAGGCTGTTCTGGATGAAGTAACAGTTGTTCCAGAGCTTGTCCCAACTGTTGTAATGCCATTACTGCCAATCCACGTAATGTTAGCCCTAAAATCTTCCGCTGCCTGATCTGATCTAACGTATGCACTAAAAGTATAGTCTTCTGTGTCACCAGATGTGAGTGTGATCAGTTCAGATCGAACATTCCAGCTAGTGGTTGACTGAGTAACCTTTAGAGAATGTGTTCCAGAATAAGATTGATCTGTTGACAAAACATTTGATAAGGCACCATTTACTGTCCAGCCAGTAACATTAGCCTCAAATGATGGATTTCTCTGTATGTTTGTTGCTATAGTAATTGTGTTTGGATCAATGCTTGTTACGTTTGTTGCTCCGTATACCATCGGAATACCAGAAGATCTTGCCTTTAGTGTTGATGTTGTTGCAGATGTTCCCAAGTAATACCCTTGGTTTTTTTCAGATCCATAAGCTAATGCAGGTACTCCATAACTACTGTATGCAACATTTGATGATCCATTAAGTGCAATGTTTGAGGGAATTGCAGAAAGAGATCCTACTGCAAGATCATCATCTAATGCCCATAGTGCTGTTGGGTTTTCTGCAAAGATTGCATCTGCATATAAATTAGTCATTTTTCTCCTAATTAAGTTTACCACAATACGTGTTTCGTGGTATACTATTAATACAATTAACAGATGGAGAGACAATGCATTTACACATTGCTACCCCTATGTATGGGGGAAACTGTAAAGGCGTTTACGTTGACGGTCTAATGGCTCTAACCTTTGAGCTTGCACGAAAGGGATATCAAGTATCCTTTTCCAAGATCTACAACGAAAGCCTTATCACTCGTGCTCGTAACAACCTTGTTTATGAGTTCGAAAAGTCTGGTGCCGACGCACTACTATTCATTGATGCCGATGAAGGCTTTAATCATATGGATGTTATCAAGATGATTGAGTCCGACAAAGAAGTTATCGGTGCTATCTACCCAATGAAGAATATCAACTGGGAACAAGTTCGACAGGCTGCTCTTGAAGGTAAAGAGAATCTTTCTGATTACTCTGGATTCTTTGCTATGAATATGCTACCTGGCGAAAATACGTTTAAGCTTGGTGACCCAGTTCCTGTAACTGAGGTTGGCACTGGAATGCTTTTCATTAACAAAGAAGTGTTTGAGCTAATGAAGCCACACTGCCCACAGTATATGTTAAATACGTCTACTGGAGCATTTAATCCAGATGCAATGGTTACTGAATACTTTGCTACTAGTATTACTGATACTGGGGTATTGTTATCAGAGGATTACCACTTCTGCCGTAAGTACCGTGAACTTGGAGGTACTGTATATGCAGCTCCTTGGGTAGACATTGTACACGCAGGAGAATATATCTTTAATGGTAAGTTTGCTCACCAGATTATGCTTACCGCAGAAAAGGTAGAAGAAGATCCACCAAAGCATAAAACTAAAAAGAAGTAAAAGAGAAGCCAGGATTAATTTCCTGGCTTTTTCTTTATTCTTCTATAATGTCTGGCTCTTCTGGTGGGGTAAAAGTATTTCCATTCCAATACCATCCAATGCCAAAGTCTAAGTCTTCTGCAACTGGAACTAGTGTACAGAACAAATCTTGTTCAGACTTTTCCTTATCATCTGTAACAATTATGTTTACTACTTGACTGCCCTTAATCATAATGTATTTATTCATAGTTTCTCCTAATAGTATAAAAGTATAGCCCCACTACCACCAGAGCCTCCAGTTCCAGAAGTTCCACCTCCGCCACCTCCACCGCCCAAGCCGCCGTCACCGCCAGCCCCTGCAGTTGCGTTTGAGCCAGGTGCAAGATATCCAGCACCGCCACCGCCTCTAGAAGTTCCATTTACAACTGCTGTATATGCATTTCCTCCAGCACCACCATAGCCAGCCCCTCCATTTCCACCATAAGCAGTTCCAGTAGAGGTTGTTCTTCCAGCTCCACCGCCACCTCCAACAAATCCATTACCGCCAGTACCACCAGTAACAGTTCCTGAAGATTTTGTATTAGGAGCACCACCACCACCGCCACTAAATCCATTACCACCAGAGCCTCCAACAGTATTAGTAGCAGTAATGTTTGATGTGTATCCACCACCAGTACCAGCCCACGAAGAGAAACCGTTAATGGCGTTTTCTGTGGCTACAACACCTGGACCACTAAGTGAGAATCCTGCTCCAAATATGTTTTTTGTAACTGCGGTAGGATTAGCAGACGTACCTGCACCACTGGTTCCAGCTGCAAAAAAACTTGTTGATGCGTAAGTACCGCCTCCAGCAATTAAATGACCATAGCTTGATTGTCCACCGACTGCGGCACCGCTGAATGCTCCAGTGCCTCCAGCACCAACTATACAAGTGTTTGCTGCAAATGTCCATCCCCAGATAATTCCGCCAGCACCTCCGCCACCACCATTACCAGATCCAGCACTAATTCCTCCACCAGCACCACCACCAATTACTATTGCAAAAACAAGATCAACTCCGTTCGGTATTGTTACGGATGTTCCAGAAGTAATTGTTTGACGAAGAACAAGACCTTCAGGCACTATGCTGTTGTCAAAACTTTTTGATATGTTAATTGTCATATTTTATCCTAATAGTATATATATAATATACCATTTCCTCCGTTGCCGCCTGTCCCACCAGTTGTTCCATTCGTACCAGCTCCACCACCACCACCGCCACCTTCTCCGCCTGTACCACCGTTAAGACCAGAGGCATCTCCTCCAACTGCATAAAAACCAGCTCCTCCACCTCCACCGCCATTGGTATTTGATCCAGTAGTTCCTGCTCCTCCAGCACCACTGTAACCAGAACCACCAGTTCCACCTACACGAGTACTCCCTGCAACGTTTGTTTGTGCTCCACCAGCTCCTCCACCAATAAGACCGCTGCCTCCGTTGCCGCCAGTAGCTGTAGTTCCAGCGGTTGTTAGAGGGATATTAGATCCCCCACCTCCACCAGAGATATATCCTCCACCAGCACCACCAGCTCCTGTTACTGTAGCACTAGATTTTGAGCCACCACCACCGCCGTTGACAGCATTTCCACCAGCGTTTCCACCTGACCCTCCACTACTCCCAGCACCTCCAGCTGGATAACCACTTTCTGAAATACTACCTGCTGATGCACTTAAATTTATACTAATAAATGCACCACCACCGCCGCCGCCACCAATAGTTCCATATGTAGTATTGCTTGCATTTGCAATACCACTTGCTCCAGTAGATCCACCAGGAGCAAGTAATCCTCCGTAAAGAGTTGTTTGACCAACTGTTGCGTTTGTACTAGCAGACCCACCACTACCACCCAGTCCAATAAAGCATACAGTGTCTGAATTAGCCCAACCAGCACTAAATGCTCCTGCTCCTCCGCCGCCAAGAGCTCCTCCGCCTCCAGCACCAACCAGCACAGCCCAAACTGTTTTTATATTTTCTGGAATAGCAACAGTACCAACACCATTTGTTGTGTTTGCATAGCGAATAGTATGCCTTAATTTAAATCCATAAGGAGTTCCTGGAATAGACTGTGGAGGATAAGAACTAGTTGACACTATGAAATCTCACTTCCAAAAGCGGTAAATGTTAGATAGTTAGCTACGTTTGTACGGACTGTTAATACATCTGCTGCAGCTAGTGTAATACCAAGTGTAAAGGTTACTGTTGAGTTACCTGCAATTGGTGTGTCATAAATAATTGCATTAGAGGTTGCTGCTGCTGCCCCAGCAATTCGTGCAAAAACACGAGCTGAAGCTGTATTAGCATTTGTATTTGTAATTACGAGTGTTGAAACAATTTCTGATTGTCCAGCACTAACAGTAATAAGATCAGCGTTTGATGTATTACTAGGTGCTGATTGACCTAAAATTTTATATGCGATTGCCATAATTCCTCCTTATCTAAGTATATCATTATCCACCCATCAAAAGGAAGGGGGAGATTGGTTCTACGTATGCACCCTTAATTTTAACATCTCCAGTAAAATTATTAGCACCTGAAAGATAGGATACCCCGATTGAACCTATAGCACCAGATGTAGATGCATTGGCTGTGCCTGTCCACGCATAATCGATACCGTTGGCATCTGGTGTATTTCCATCAAAGAATGTTCCAGTGTAAGTAGAGGTTAGTTCAAGAATTAGCGAGTCAACAAACAGCGTTACATTATCTCCAGAAACGCTCATTTGAAAAGTAGTATTACCAGCAGCAGTTGTTGCTGGTGCTTCAATAAACTGCCAAGAAGTAGTTGCGGTAAAATAAACTGTTCTGTTTGCACCATTTCCAAAATAAAAATCTACTGTTATGGGTGCAGTTCCAGACTCAATTCTGACCCAAACACCAGCACGATAACTAGTTCCAATTACAACTGCATTTGCTTGGGTATACTGCATAAGAACGTATGGGTCTTCGCCGTTAGTCATTGCACGTACAGAATAAGTGCCAGATTGAGGATTTTCTGTGACTCTATCTGTACCACTGTACCCCGAAGCCCAGCCAGCCACATTTGTTTCAAGATTAGGGTTTGTGATAAGATTGGTGCGAGTAAATGGAGTAAGGAAAGACTGGGCATTAACATTGCCGCTCATACTTATATTAGTACCAGCAACATTGCCAGTAAATGTAGCACCTGAAAGATTGGCTACCCCAGCTTCTTCAGCTGTTTGATTAATCCAAAGACTAGATGCAGAGTTATAAGCTAAAAGTTCGTTGTCTGCTGGCGTACCGTCAATCGCTACGTCGTGTAACCACTCAAGGTGGTGATTTCCTGGAATAATACGTACAGCAATCTGTCCAGTTGATGCGTGTCTAATAGTAATAAATGCAACTGCAAGGTCGTGCTGTGGACGAACCTTAGTTAGTTTTCCTGCAACGGTGGGGTGTGCATAAAGAATATCCCCCTCTGCCCAAGTTTCGTCACCAACAGCGATAGCACTGGCAGTATCTCCTCTTGTGTCTATTCCAACAAGAGTTCCAAAACTAATAACTTCACCATTTACACCATTAGAAATGTTTGCTGTTGCCATTCCCATTACACGAAGTTCAGAGTCTTGTGTTCCAGTAGTTGAATGTGGTGCTACGTCAATGCGACCACTTGGTTCCGCACCTGAAGCTGATACTAGTGTTCCCTTGGAAATTGTTGAGCCAGTGTTGTTACGAACTAAGTAATAAATTTTTTCAGCATAATCAACTGAGAATGTTACTGTGTCTGATGTTGCATTGCCAACAATTGACATTCCACTACCAGGAGTAATTGTGAGGGTATCTGTAGAAGAGTCGGCAACTACTGAAGTACCGTTTGCAGAAATGGTTTCAAATGAATTTCCACTACTACCAGCAATAGTAATGTTACCACCAAGGGCAACAGCATTTCCATTAATAGTAATAGAGTTGTTTACTAATGAAGAGTTTGGAATTGATGTAAGACTTGCACCGCTACCGCTAAAAGTTGTAGCACTAACCACGTTTGCAGCAAAACTACCATTTGCATCACGAGCAACGATAGTTGAAGCACCGTTAGCAGAGTTTGCTGATGTACGTGCATTTGCAATAGTTCCAGTTGTGATTGTAGAGGCGTTAGTGTTTCCGATCAGGGTAGTTGCATTTACTGTTACTGCATTAACATTGCCACTCATACTTATGTTAGTACCAGCAATATTTCCAGTAAAAGTACCACCTGCAAGTGTTGCCAATCCTACTGCTGACCCTGTAGCGGTTGATGTTGAAGCATTGGCTGTGCCAGTCCAAGCATAATCTACAATGCTAGTATCTGGAGTATTACCGTCAAAGAATGTGCCATTATATGTTGAAGATAGTTCTACAATTGCTGAGTCAGCAAAAAGTGTTCCGCTAAAACCTGCATAAGTATTTGGTGGAGTTACCCTTAATTGTAAGTTACCATTAGAGGTGGCGGTCACAGGACCTACTTGAACAAACTGCCACGAAGTAGTTGCAGTAAAATTAGTAAATGATGATGAAGCTCCTGCTTCAAGAGTAAGTCGCATACCAAAAGTTCCAGAAGCAATTCTTACCCAGATACCAGCACGGTAACTTGTTCCAACTGTTAAAGCATTTGCTCTAGTATAGATGGGACCAAGGTCACCATCTTCGTCTGGTGTTGCTGCTAGACACCAAGAGCCAGTTTGTGGCGTTGTGCTGACCCGACTAACAGAACCGTAAAAAGCTGTCCAATCAGTTGCGTTTGTTTCAAAATTAGGATTTGCAACAAGGTTAGTGCGAGTAAAAGCTGCAGTGCTAAAAGACTGGGCAGAAACAGAGGTCGCAGAAACAGATGGGGCAGTAATAAGATTAGCAGTAACATTACCAGTAACATTTACAGATGTTCCAATTGCTGCCCCAATATTTGGGGTAGTTAAAACTGGACTTGTAGAAAATACTAATGTGCCAGTACCAGACTCGTCTGTAACAGCATTTAAAAGATTTGTGCTTGAAGGACTAGCAAGGAATGTTGAAACATTAAATCCAAGACCAGTTACATTTGCAAGTGCCACGTTTCCATTAAAGTTAGGTGCAGTAACATTACCAGCAAAAGTAGCACCAGAAAGATTTGCCACACTAACTGTGCCTGTGCCTGTGGTAGTTGATGTAGATGCATTTGCTGTACCAGTCCACGCAGCACCTGGGGTATTGCCATCAAAGAAGCCTTCGTAACTTGATGTTGTTTCAACTATTACAGAGTCAACAAAAGTTACTGCATAGTCTGAACCGCTTGCTGGTCTAAGTGTAATGTAGCAAACGCCAGACCCTCCAGCAACAACAGTTGATGTAATTTGTGTCCAACTTGTTCCAACAGAAACAATACTTTCTGATGTAGTAGAGCCTCCATAAAAACTAAAGCTAATATTCTTTGTTCCAGAATCAATTCTCACCCACAAAGAAACGGTATATGAAACACCTGAAATTAAAGTTCCAGCACCTGCGGTGTATCCTAAAAATGTTGGATAGTCAGCCTGAGCACACCACGTGCCATTTTTAGGATTTGTACTTGTTCTTACCAGGGTTGACTCATCGTCAACGCCCCAGCCAGTTAGGTTTGTTTCAAAGTTAGGATTTATAACAAGATTAGTACGAGGAGATGGAACGTTAAAAGACTGGGCAGAAACAGCACCATCAAAAGTACCGTTTCCTCCAACCTCTAAGCCATTTTTGACCTTAAAGTTTTTATTAGTAGTTGCCAAGTATCATCACCTTAGTAAATTATACCAGATAATGATACTCGACAACTAACTAATTAGAGTTCGATGTATGTTTTGATTACTTTAAATGTAGTTCCAGCTGTGGTTGTAGCAGTTAAACGAACATATGATGCTTCTCCACTTTCGTAGGCTGCAGTATATTCTGCAAGAGATGCATTTGAGAACATATTTGCATACTCAGTAATGTATACATTATTGCCTGAATCATAAGTTACAAGTAATTCTGTAACTTCAACATCACCAGCTTTGTAAGCCTGAATAATGTATTTTGCTGTTCTATAAACATCAACATCAAATGCGTCTACACTAACTGTTGTGCTTGATGATGTTACTGTTCTACTGTCAATAAGCCCATTTACTAACTCTACCGACCCAACCTGAAGTTGTGCAGTAGCATTTGTACCAATTGTAACTGTGTCACTTGTTGAATTTACATTTACTGTAATAGCACCAGAACCAGTGAAGGTTAGAGTATCGTTTGAGCTATCTGGTGTTGCAGTTGTTGCCCCATCTGAAATAGTGTTGAATAGGTTAACACTTCCACTAGTTGTAATTGCTGCTTCTGTGGCTGCACCTGCACTATCTCCAGGTGTTGAAAGATACCAAGCGTTCGCTGTCTCATTCCAGTAAATTTTTGCATTGGTATAAGATCCACGCTCAACTTCAATACCAGCGTCAAGATTTGGTACTCCAGTAAAGTTGGTGTTAAGCATAACAATGTTATCTTCAACAGCAAGGGTATCTGTATTAAGAGTTGTAGTTGTACCACTAACTGTTAGGTTTCCTGTAACAGTAAGGTTGTTACCAATTGTTACGTTGTCTGGAAGACCGATTGTTACTGAACCAGTACCTGCAGAAACTTCAATCTCATTTGCAGTTCCAGAAACTCCTGTTACACCAGAGTTGGTAATTGTAATGGTATCGCTTGTTGCATTTCCTGCAATGGTAATACCAGTGCTTGGTGTAATGGTAATTGTGTCAGAGTTATTAGCTGCGACAATTGATGTTCCATTTGCAATGAATGTTTTAAAGATGTTTTGCGATGAACCAAGGTCTGAGTTAGAAATTGTGATTGTATCGCTTGTTGCGTTACCCACAATTGTAATTCCAGTGCTTGGTGTGAGTGTAAGTGTATCAGTGCTGCTATCTGCAACTACTGATGTTCCGTTAGCACTAATTGTTCCAAATGTGTTTGGAGCAGCTGGATATGCTACGGTAGCTTCGGTAAGAATGTTTGAGCTGTTGATGGTTCCGTTTGTACCTGTAATGGTTACGTTACCGTCAACAGTCAGACCGTTCTTAACTCTAAAGTTTTTGTTTACGGTTGCCATTTTATTATCTCCTTATTATGCCTTTAATCCCATACGAGCGAATCGTACAGTGATTGGCGTTACGGCAGGATTTGGGGTAACTACAAGAGTTACGTTTGCTCCTACCTGAGAGACGCTAACGGTTCCAATATCCCCATCATTGTCTATTGATCCATATTGACTAACGTTAACGTTTGTTCCGTCAATAAGGATTGTTAATTCGGTTGCAAAGAATTTATTTGCACCGCCTGTAATTTTAGAAATAGAAACTATGTACTTAACCATTCTCCAACTAGATGCTGGGAAGGTGTCTACTGTAGTTGCATTCTCAATTCCATTAATTGTTTCTTCGTTATTACCACTTGACCCAAGCTCTGTTGCTTGAGCTGCAAGTGTGTCAATTAATAGTGCGTAGTCGGCACCGTTTGGGACATCACCAGTTTCAAACTTAGCTTTAATTTCTGCGAGGGTAGGTCTAGGCATAATACATTAATTATATCATTAATGTTTTTATAAAATGTAGTTACTTACACCAACAATAGCAATACCAATGGGTGCTGGATTTCCTGGTCCATACCCTGCGATTCCAATGTCTGTAAATCTTACATAAAAAGGAATAACATCAATAGCTCTGGCGGTATAAACAATATCTTGAACTGTTGTAAGTGGATATCCCACTGTTGTAACTTTTGCATCGTGAATAATGTCTGTAATCTTTGCAGAATGTGCCTCACCTGTTACAGAAGTATTTGAGTATGAGGTTTGTACCACGGAACCAAGGTATCCAGGCTTAATGTCACTAATAACTGCTTTAGCCATTAGCTCATTCCTGAATTAGTAATATCCTCAATTACAATCATACTGCCCTGGCAGACTGTCCAAATTCTTGTAGCATCTTTAATTTCAATATCAAACAGGTCGCCAGTCTCTAGACGGTTTGTTTGTGATGCGGTTAGCTTTACTGTAAATTCTCCAACACCATCTCCTGCAACTGCAGCAGGTGTAACAGTTGTAATAAGTGTGGCAGCGTCTGTCATTTCTGGTACTGTCTGTTCTACTGTTGGACGTTTAATCTGCATTGATTTAGTCCAAGATGTAACATTGAGTGCAGCCTTTGTATCGTCAGTTACATAGACACGAAATGCGGCGGTATCTCCACGAACTACAGTCCAAGTTACAAGTGGTGGAACATTTCCAACAGGATAATTTTTACGAGTTGCCATAGTATTTAAATTATATCACACTATGTGATGTTAGACCATCCAGAGCCATTCCAAATTTTTATTTGAGCACCAGATGTCCAGGTACTGCCATTCCAAACCTTTATTTCACTTTGTGACCAACCTGACCCATTCCAAACTTTTGGACCACCAGGAAGTGTTTGTGCGGTAACAGTAGAACTTCTTTGTCCAACCACTGCTGTTATAGAAGCATAGTTAGATGATGTATGATCATTGGTAACAGCGTTAAGTGCGGCAATTTGAAAATCATAAGATGTATTTCTTGTAAGACCAGTTACATTATAAGATCTTGTAGTACTTCCAGTATTTCCAACTAAAACTGACCAGGCACTTGATGAAGATAGCTTATAGTTAATTCTATATCCAGTAATTGCAGTACCACCATTATCTGACGGAGCATTCCAGGAAAGTGTAAGTGTATTTATCGAAACATTTGATGATGTTGGTGATAGTGGTGCAGATGGTATTGTTTGAAACGCCAGGTAACCACTAATGCTACCAGTATGGGTTGTTGCAGATGGAAGGGTTCGATATGTAGCTCCAGTAGCATTTGCAGATCTAGCAAAAGTAAATGTCGAGCCAGAAGTAGTTCTAACTCCATATCCATACTCTGTACCAGCATTAAGAATATATCCAGTCATACCAGAGTCTGTATATGTTGTAGTTGTATTTGTTAACGCCTTAGCACTACCATAATATGTTCCAGTTATACCCATCTGTACTGATATTCCTGAACCATATGCACCAGCTGTAGAGTTGTAGCCACCTAATCTTAAAGATATTTCAGAAAGTCTAATTGGATAATTTGTGGCTGCTACCGTTCCTCCAGACTGAAATGCACCAGACTGAATGGCATCGGTTGTTAGAGGTGTTATTACTGAATAAGCCTCATCCCCAGCACCAAGGCTAAAAATATATGCCGCAGACGATCCAGTTGTATCCCCAGTACCATCTCCAACACTATATCCAAATGTAGCCATTGATTATCCTAGTAGTCTACCCAGATATCTCCAGCTGTAAGATTTGCTGTAGCTGGTTCATTTGTAGAAACAATAATTTTTCTAGTTTCGCCAATAGCTGTTGTATTAACATTAAATCCAGCAGTGGTTGTTCCATACCAGATGGCACCCTTGATTGCTGAAGATGCCTGTCCAACTAAATTAATTGCAGTATTTGCTGAAGTAGCTGAAGACGTAATTGTTCCTGTAGACGAAATTGCACCAGTAAAAGCTTGACCAGCAGTATTTGCTTTTGATGCAATGTCGTCAGCAATACTTACGTGATAATTTGAGAATGCTGCAACAATATTAGCATTTTCTCCTAGATCTGGAATAGTTCCAGTAATTCCTGAGCTTGTGTTTGATCCCATAAAATTAATTATATCAGAAAACTAGAGATGTAGTTTTGTTTTTGTAAACTGTAGGAACTCCGCCTACTGTTACTTTAATTACTGGAGGTAATGAGGTTTTAGAATCTACAATTTTGATAACTGCCATTAGAGGCTACCCCCAACATCTCCAACTACACTAATAGTTCCAACGATAGGAGTCCAGATTTCTGTACCAGTATCTATCTGTAGGTCGAATAATAATTCTGCTACGATTGATCCGTATGTGTTACCCCACTCAACAGTAACATCTGATGGTGCTGTAATTGTCAAAACGTTTGCAGCAAAAGAAGTTTCAAGCTCATACTCTGTATCTGTCTTTGGGTTAAAGGCAACTGCCACAAAGTCCCAACCAGTTGTTGTATAAGATGTAGTTTCATCATCATTTAAAAATGAAACTTTAATAGAAGAGCTATCACCACGGACAACTTTCCAGGTAACACGAGCAGGGTCAGACCCAAAGAATTCTTGAAGTGCCATACCTTTATTATAACATAATTAAAGACTGACACTCAGGATGGTGGGTATGAGAGACGAACCTGAGTGCCAGCCATTATTTAATTATATCAGATCAATCAATAGTTATGTAAAACAAAGAACTACCTTTTTCCATCTGAATAAGAGTTCGTTGATGAGCATCAAAATTTCTGTCTGCTTCTATAACTCTAACAAATGTTGGTCTACCAAGCCAGGAATTTAGTAGTTCTAAATCTCTAACATAAGTATCCCTATAAGGATTAAGTGCGTCAATCACTTTACCGTCACCGATATAAATACCGATGTGGTGGAAGTAACGCCCCCATCCCCATCCTACAAGGTCTCCAGGTAGAACATTTGCTTGATCAACTCTTGGACCCAAAGCCATAATTGATGAAGCTGAATGCCTAACATCAATTCCTAGCTGATTTGCCAAGACGTGTTTAACAAATCCACTACAGTCAAAACCTCTTGTAGTTGAACCACCATACCAGTATGGAGTTCCTTGGAAAGATACAGCGTATGCAACAAATTTTGACTGTACAGATTCAGGATCAGCAATGCGATCTGCTTCTGCTTTCATAACTTGTTCATATGCTGCGTCATATTTAATTTTATATTCTGCTTGTGCAGATTGTACTGTCTCTCGTAATTCAGCTCCCGAAAGAACTGACCTAGAAATAGTGACATCATCTGCCACGGCATCTGGAGAAGAGCATACGCTCAGCCCAAATAGTATTGATAAAACAATAGAACTTAATAAAAAGCTCTTTAGTCTAGGATTTGTTTTCATATTTCAGATACCTCCTCCTCTTATAAAGAGAAAACACCTTATTGGCTAAGGCGTTGTAGGTTCAAGTATAACAGAGTTTATTCGATATTGCAAATTGCAACTGTTACGAAATGTTACACCAGTAATTTACAGGTATTTTGATATCAGAGTTGACAGGGGTTGCTGAGGTGTGTTATATTACTATAATGGGGGGGAATAGAAGTATAAGAAAAAACAAAATAGAAGAAAGAAACCCCTAAGAAAAGTTCTTCGAAAACAAGTCAAATCAAGTCCGAAGGACATTAGTGTTACTTATTTTTTGCTAATGTAATTGACGAACATCTCAGTTAACTTGTCAATCTTATCATCTAGCTTTTCGTGAAATTTTTCACCTTGTTGATTCTGAACTTTTAAATCTAGAATATCTTGTTCAAGTCTAGTTACTTGATCTTTCATTGATGAACCACTATTAGGTTTAAGTTCTTTTTTGATATCATCGAAGTAGTGTCTGACTAACCATCTTACTCCTGTTGCTGTGATAGTAATAATAGTAGCAGCACTAATTGTTATACCAAGAATCATCTGAAAAACCTCTAAAGCCATAGTATAACTATTATAAACTATCTTTTACTACATCTTGATATAAAGTTCTCCGACAATAACTAGATATAGTGTCATTAAAGCGAAGCGGAAAATTCGGCGGCGAATAGAGTATCCCAAACACCCTATCCCCAAACAAGGATAAAGAAACATCCAATACAGGGGCAATATGTGTTAACACACCGAATGTGTTGATATACTAGATATATGACCGATGAACAAAAGCCTGTAATGCCTTGGGACCTACTTAATCCAAACCAGCCTCGTAGCACAAAAGAACTTAAAGCAGAGCGTCTTGCCATATGTGCAGAATGTCCTTTATATAATTCATTTGCCCATACGTGTACAATATGTAAATGTTTTATGAAGATGAAGACTAAACTTGCTCACGCTTATTGTCCTATACATAAATGGTGAATACACATCAGGCAAGCGTTGCTTGCTGTATACCGTTGAAAAATAGACCATCTCGTATCCAAGTACCAAAATATATTCTAGCTCGTTAGAGAGCCTCTGAGAGCTTTATGATATAATTATTCTATGGAAACAAATTATATGCACAAGGACTGGCTCACCGAACAATTTGTAGAGCTAAAGAAAACATCTCGTCAGATCTCAAGAGAGATTAATGTATCAAGAAAGATTATTAACGTATGTCTATTGAACTTTGGTCTTATTACAAGAGATGAATTGGAAGATTCTGATCTACCGTGACAAATAGTGACATCTTCATTTTGATCATTTGCTTTGCACCTGTTGCAGCAGTGGCTATTGGGTTATTGTCTTTCTATTATGCATTTAGAGTTGATCAGGATGTATTTAGTGGAGATCTAGACTTCGATACCGTCGATTTCTAAAACATCCAAATCTGAATAATTTTTTATTTGTCGTATGCGACGAATTCTGAATATTTTTTTTTATTTTTGGATTTAGACATTTTCTGAATAATTTGATTATGTGTATGATACACGATCTGAGAGAATAAAACACTAAATCTTAGTGAGCACACTGCCTAAGCACTGCCTCTAATCGAGAATTGACTACTGGTGCCACCTAATAAATAGGAATAGTACTAGTGACTAGTGCCACCTAGTAATCTAGGCTAGTGGAATCCAAGACCCACACTCTAGGCACGTGTCCGTAGCAACGTGGAACCAAGATTCTTCGTCACACACTACGCAGTCAGCGATAGCGTATCCTTCAACGTGCTGTCCACTAGCGAGCATTTCGTCACATTCTTCTGAGAGTAGCATTTCCATTTGTCTGTCCTTTGTTTGTGTTTCTTTGATATCTAAATACTATGTCATAGCACGGACATATAACTACCAATACCGCACATATTTAGGTGAACAATAGGTTAACAAATTTTGCGCCCCCCACGCAACATTCTTGCGTGTTTTTACGACTTACGCAATAAATCCCCAAATAGCCTGTTTTTAGCCCTATTCTGGTAGTTTTATGTCGGTGGTCGATGTTACACTAAATATATAAACAAACAGAGAAACCAAAGAGAGTGAGCCTCTCAGAGCAAATAAGACCCAAAGGGTATGAGCCTCTCAGAGCAAATAAATCTCAAGGTTTCAGATAAGGATAGAAAATAATGAATGAATTTCACGGAAATTGCCAAAAGTGTGGCACTTGGAATCGAATTGCGTTTGTAGGTTCGATGTCCCTTAGCCAATTGCTTTGCAAGGCTTGCCGTAACAAGTAAGCCCCATAGCTTGTGCATAAGTTATCCACAGGCGGCGCACCACCATATCTAGTAACATACTGACATTTACGTACTACATATAGATTCCCCTGAATTATAACAAAATGGTAACATAGCGTAACAATAGGGCATATCGATTAGTTATATGTCGGTGGTCTGTGTTAGGCTGTAGACATAAAGAAAGGAAATGAAATGAACGAATTTCACGGTAACTGCCAGAACTGTAAGGTCTGGACAAAGGTAGCCTTCAATGGCTCAATGGGTCTGAGTGAGTTGCTCTGCTCGCTCTGCCGTATGACACAGGCTACCAAGTAGTTTCGTGTCGTACCTCTAGGCTATACTGATAACAACAAGTAAGGACAAACAAATGGAAATCGAAAACGAAATCGACATCAACGAAGTTGAGGACATCAACATCAACACTCTCACGCCTAAGCAAATGGCACTACGCCTAAACGCTCTCGTTCGTTTGGCTCAGGGTGAAACATTCACTACCCACGATTTTGAGGAAGCCCTAACGCTCACTCGCAAACTGGCTAAGCGATAGGGGAACCAATGCTAGTCTCAAACATCGCCACAGTAATTTGTGTGCTACTAATCGGATACCTAATAATCTACATCGCTCAGGAGATAAGCAATGACTAAATGTAAAGAGTGTAAGCGTAACCTAACTGTAATAATCGAAAACTATCCTGATTTGTGTTGGTCGTGTGTGATGGAACAGTAGGCGGATCGACTTATCCACAGCCCCCGAAAAGTTATCCACAGGGGGGCGCAAACTTATCCACAGCCTGTTAGTAACTTAGTTACGAATTGTTACGAACTTTCCCTAAAATTCCCTAGTTTTATGTCGGTGGTCAATGATAAAATGTAAACATACAAGCAAAGGACAAAAAATGAACTGGTATCAAGTACTCGTAGAGTATGATGAAATGATTGGCACAATCTATGTTGCGGCAGATGAATTGGAAGCATTCAAGGCAAAGTATAAAGTGCTAAGCGTAATCATCTAGGGTTTCGTGTCGGTGGTCGCTGGTATACTAATAACATAAACAAGAAAAGGACAATAATGACAAAGAGTCGATACACAACCGTACTGGTGGAAATGCCAGACAAGATTTTTTTCCAAGCAATCCACATCTATGATTGGGCTAAGGAAATCGAATACTTGAAATCTCAGGGTGCTACTTCTATCACTATAGCCAAGTAGTTATCCACAGGGGTATCGAATGAGCCTGTAGTTATCCACAGCAAATAAGTCGATACCCCCAAAGTTATCCACAGGCTGCGCCCCACGCAAGTTTATTGCGTCTTTATGAAGATAGTTGCGTTTTCCCTGAATTGGGGGGTTTTATGTCGGTGGTCGGCTGTATACTGATAACATAGACAGAAAAGGACAACTATGACAAATCAACTCCCAGAAAACAAGGCAACTGCCGAACAGTATGAAACTCTCAAATCGCTTATCACAAAGCGTTACCCTGACGCAGACCTGCTTCACATCTACGCTTCACTCTCAGGCGTACTTTCAGTAGGCGTATCTGAAGAGGCTATGGCACGACTTATCGAACTACACCAGTAGTTTCGTGTCGGTGCTCACCAGTATAATTGTAATACAAGCAGAAAAGGAAAAAATGGAACAACTAATCGGAACAAACGTAAAAACACACAACCACGCTTATCTTGGTGAGGTTCGCAACGTGTCTAGACTGTTTGTAAAGCCTATCTATCGTCACCTGAGAGGCATTGAGGCTAACGAGCCTTATGTTGCCTACGCTGTCGAAATCGAAGGCTCGGACAGTCCTAAAGGCTGGACAACGCTTATCGCTCGTGATGAAGCAGACATCCTGAAGCGTTACGCAGTCTAATCCGTAAGGGGAGAGAGTGAGCCTCGCAAGAGCAAATAAATCTCTCCCCAAACAGGATACATTCCAAAATGGGAATGTGTGTCAATCTCAAAAAAATGCGCCCCCCCCCACCCCTAGCCTTAATTACGAATTAAGAAAACAAATCCCAGATTCCCGAATTAGATGTCGGTGGTCAATGTTATACTGTATACATAACGAAAGGACATAAGCAAATGGCTTACTCAAACACTCACGCAGATTTCTACCAGACGGCTATGGGGACTATGGTCACAGAGCCTCAGTCGGCTTGGGATACCTCTACTCACTGTGCAGACTGTGGCGTTCAGTACGCTTACTGTGGCTGCCCCAACGAGGACATTGACGAGCCTGTTGATGGCTTTGCTGTCTGTGCTGTCTGCGACTATACCGTTCGTGGACTATTCTATCTCAATGGGGATTCAACTGGTCGCTGTGCTGGATGCCATAACTCTATTCGATAGGAGTTATCCACAGGCTGGGGCGCAGCTTTTGATCCTAGACATAATTACGTAAGCATTAAAAATACCCTGGAAATTTCCCTAGTTTTATGTCGGTGCTCAGATGTATAATTATATTATCAACCAAACAAAGGACAAAGTAATGACTACTCTCACCGCTAACGAAATTCACACCGCAACTGCTACAGATTTGTACCGTGACCTGATTGTTCGTGCTACTCTTGGACAGGTCGAACAGGCTAGTGTCTGGTATCACGAAGCACAAGAAGTTGCCCAAGAGGTTGCTCGTAATCTGGACACAACGCTAGAGGTTGGTGCTAGTGTCGTATCTGCGTTTTCTCCTCGTGAGCGTTGGGCAAGCAACATCGAAAAGGCTGTGGCGTTCTCACTTGGACACACGCCTAAAGGATTGGGCAACAACCTCAAAATGGCACAGTCCTCGCTGACTGCTGGATTCTATGCCCTCAAGGGTCTCAAGACTAATGCGTTTGCTCGTGCCATTGCTGGAGATACTGACGCTGTTGTGATTGACATTTGGATGATGAGAGCGGCAGGTATGGAAACTGATAGCCCAACTCAAGGACAGTATTTCGCACTCTCACTTGCTTGCCGTAATGTCGCTAAAGAATTTGGGCTTACTCCTCGCACCGCACAGGCTCTGATTTGGATTCTCGTGAGAGGCTCAGCAATCTAAGGGCTACCCCGAAAGGGGTTGCGCCCCACGCAGCTTTCTTGCGTAATTACGAACAATTTTTGTTTTTCCCTAAATTTGGGTAGTTATGTGTCGGTGCTCTGATGTATACTAATACTATGAAGAAAAAGAACCCAACTCACAAAGGTATTGAGAACAAGCCCTACATTGAGGCTATGCGTGAATTGCGTAGGTCTAACGCAGCCACTACCCACGACAACCGCCCTAACCGTTTGCGTACTCGCAAAGCAATCAAAACCCAAGCAATCAAGGAGAACGAATAATGGAATGTGAATTCTGCACTAATGAAAAACTGGCTACCGTTTCGGTTATGCACCTGCGTGACCGTATCGAACAAGCCGCCTGTGGCAAGTGTGCCAACGACCTATCTGATGAAAAGTGGGTAGTCACTCACGAATTCGACACATCTATCTGGGATTTTGCAGGGTAGTTATGTGTCGGTGGTCTAGGTTATAATAGTAATACGAACAAAGAAAAGGACAGAAATGAAAAAGTACAACTTCACTGGTTTCGCATTCGGTAGTAACGGAGAAATGGTTTTCCGTATTGAGGTTCTGAACCACACCGAAAACGGAACAAATGTTTCCACCCAAATCGATTTGGAACTCACACCAGAGGAACGAACCGAACTCATCACCCAACTTATCTCAATCAAGTAGTTTGGTGTCGGTGCTTCACGCTATAATAGAACTACGAACAAAGGACAATAAATGAAAGACACAATCAACCGTTCAGGTGAGGTAATCGAAAATCTCACAATCGCACAGGGTGACCGCCGTTATGCTTACGCATTTGCGTTTGGATTTGCGTGGTCTTTGCTCTCGGAAAAGAACCGTAAAGAGTTGCTGAAAATCTCAGAACGAAAAGCACAAGAAAAGGACAACGACTAATGACAAAGTATCCAGAAATCGAAGTACAACTTACAGGACAAGACGGCAACGCATTCGCAATTATGGGTGCGGTATCTCGTGAACTCCGCAAGGCTGGGGTATCCAAAGAGGAAATCAACGAATACACTACGCAATCTATGTCTGGCGACTATGACAACCTTTTGCGTACTGCTATGGCTTGGGTGAGTGTATCCTAATGATGACACGCAAAGACTATGTAGCCGTTTCAGAATTGCTGAACACCTACGCTCTCAAAATAGATGAGCAAACATTCGACCTACTCATTCACGACTTTGCTGGACTGATGGCAAAGGACAATGAGCGTTTCATCGCTGACCGTTTCATCTCCGCTTGCTGGAATGGCGAGAATGCTTGAGATTATTGTTATCACGCTGGGGGTATTGGCAGTACTCCTGGCGTGGTTCAATGACTAAAATTTTGCGCCCCCCTGCCCTCACAAACCTATTACTAACCTTACGATCTTTTTCCCGAAATTCACAGAGTTTGATGTCGGTGGTACTTGGTATAATAGAAACATAACGAAAGGACACTAATGAACGACGGAACATACCTCAACCTTGACGGAAAGTTTATTCTCTCTCACGCCAAGTCTGGCTATTGGGTAGCCGTTCACAAGTACGACAGCCTTGACGACACTATTTCAGGGGATTACGTAGGCGTGTGGACAAATCCCGAAACTGGCGTTATGTACCTTGACCGTAGCGTTTGGGTGTCTGACTTGGACAACGCTATCGCTCTGGGTAAGTCACAAGGACAATTGGCTATCTGGGACTGTGCCAATGAAACAGAAATCTGGCTCAACGAATACTTTGCCGATGTATTCAAAGACGAAGTTTGATGTCGGTACTCCCCTGTATAATTAGACTATGAACGAACAATTTATCGAATGCCCCCAATGTGGCGACACAGTAATCGAATCCGATATGCGTGAGGTAGGCGTATGTTGGGAATGTGACTATCTACCAGAGGAGAAATAAATGGGAAGAATGTTTGTAGAGAGTATCAAGGAACTTGGCGATATCGAATTAGAGGATATGGTGAGTATGCACTTCAGTAGCAATTGCTACCCCCCAATTCCACAGTTTATGGTGCAGTCAGCGGTAGCCGCTATCAACGCTTGCAACTATGGTGACTACAATGAGGTAATCCAATTGCCACACGGAGTCACTTACAGGGGTAGTGAGTTTGTTGATGCAGCCACCTATGTCGAAGCACACCGCCTTGAGGGATTCGTAGAATGGGAGTATGAGGACTAATGGACTGGGAAAACGTAATTGACTGGAAAGTTGTTGACAGGTTGACAGACGAACAGGTATCCGCTATACTGGATATGTTCGACAAGTAAGGATAAAATGACTGACTATATACTCAAATATCAGGTATGGAATGGACACGAGGACGGTAAGTTGGCAACGTTCCGTCACTTGGAACAGGCACAACTGTTTGTCGATAGCGTGAGAGCATTCTATCCCAAGGTATTTGTTTATGATGTTTTGACTGGACAACGATTGGTGAGTGCAGACTAGGAGCTGCGCCCCCCTCGTTACCAAACATCTATTAAGAATTACGAATAATTATCCAGATTCCCAGAGTTATATGTCGGTGGTCAGGGGTATACTTATAAGACAGACAAGAAAAGGACACACAATGGGACAATACCACAGCATTTACAACCTTGACAAGCAAGAGGTTATTCACCCACACGACATTGGTCTTGGGGCAAAGCAGCGTGAACACACAGGTCACACTGCCTCACTGTCAGATATGATGTATATCCTGACAACCTGCTCACCTATGCGTGGCGGAGGGGATTTCGTAGCAGAGGTTATGAAGGACTTCATTGGGCGTTGGGCAGGTGACCGTTGCGTAGTTATTGGTGACTATGCTGAACCTAGTGACTTGCCAGATGTGGATTTCTCTACCCTCAAAGATTTCACAGATATTTCTGGAGAAGCACGAGCCTTTATCTTTGAGGTATATGGTATCCATTTCCGAACGGTTGACTATGGTTTGGAAAGAGTTTACCCTGAGAATTCAGACAGAGTTTGATGTCCGTGGTAGACGGTATAATTGTAGTAACAACAACGAGAGGACAACTATGTTAGACAAAGCATTTGCTCTAAAGAAAGTAACCGAAGACATAACTACAGACCCAATGGTTATGTACGCTGGCTTTCTTGTAATGCAAGCAGAAACCGAAGACGAGCGTAACTCTGCTCTGAACAACTTTGGACAAACAATCACAGGACTTATGGCATTTGCTATGTCGGAACTCCTGCTGTCGGAAGAGGACTTCACCGCCCTCACCGAAACAATTGGGGAACTTATCGAAATTGGTGAAATTGGAGAAGAGGACTAATGTCTGAAATTATAATTAGGCTTGACACCGCTCACGCAGAGACCCTCATTGGGTTTCTTGGAGAGTTCTTGGATGGAGAGTTCGCTGAGGAAGAGTGCTTCATCAACTTGTACAACAAACTAGTAAGGGAGATGAACTACTAATGGAAAACCAGCACCCAGTACTTTCACAACTCAATCAAGAAGTCTCAGACCTGAAGCAGCAGGTGGAGTTCCTTCGAAGTGAACGTGACCGTCTTTTGGCTAACTACTCACAGGACGTAGAGAACACTCGTGCAATTCTTATCGAAGCAATTGTCGACGGAACAGACGTTAGGACGTTGGCAAACTCTATCGCTGATGTGTTTGCTATCTCGCTCCTCAAGTCAGTCACAGTATCAATGGTGATGAATGTTGAAGCGACAATGGTGGTTCCTGCTGACTACGACATTAGCAACCTTGAAATTGGGGATGTTCAGGTTCATTGCTACAACTCAGATGTTGAAGACTTTAGCGTTGAATCATTTGACATCATTGACATCGAAGAGGCTAAGTATACATAATAGCTAGGTTCCCACTGTGGTATTCTTGTCCTTTCCTGCAGTGGTGATAGGTCCTGGATATGACCTTTATAAACTGTCCTTTCTTAGTACCCTGCCGAGATCGGTGGACCTGCGCCCCCCTGCCCCAGCAAACAAGTTACGAACTGTTACAAAAATCCCCTGATTTGATTTGTTTTATGTCGGTGGTCATTGGTATACTTGTATTACAGGCAGGGAGATGAAGTCGGAAGTCCCCACAAAAAAAATAAAAAAGTTTGAGAATAGACTTGACAAACTCTCTCCCAGCCTGTATAATAGTAATAACGAAGCAAACAAAACAGTTGGCTCACTACAAGGAAGCAGGTAACACAAATGGGAGAAATCCAAATCGGTTCACAGTTCACCACGCAGAAGTCAGGCGTTGTCGGAACGGTTCAGGAAATCGTCAAGAACGCAAACGGCACAAGCCGTGTTCGCCTCACCGTCAATGGTGCAGACCGCTGGACTACCGTAAAGTAGTCTAGTTTGGGGAGGTAGGAGGAACGGCTCTGAATACCTAGTAGACTACCTCCCCCACTTACAACTCAATAGTTTCGTGTCAGACCCCAATGATACAATGGATACATAAGCCAATAGAAAGGACTAAACCAATGGCTCGTTCACTCTCCGTGAAAATCCCAACCGCAACTCTTATCGCTGATGTTGAGGCAACTATTGCCAAGATTGAGGCAGAGATGGCTACATACCCTGCCGATATGGAAGCATACCGCAAGGCAAGCAAGGCACACCAAGACTTGGTTCTCAAAGCAGTTATTGAGGCAATCAAGAACCCTGACAACATTGGTGACACCTATGACCAGAACGCTCTTGTTCGTGTCAGTAGCAACCGCTATGGTCGTAACGGCGTTAGCATTGAGGTAAACACCGATTTGCTCAACCTGCCTAGCGAACCTGAATGTCCAACTAACCCTAACGAGAAAACTCACTATGGGCGTGAATACACCACCAAGTTGGACTTGCTCAAGAAAAACCTCAAGGTTCTCAAAATGACTAACCAAGAGGAAGTCAATGCCTCCACTTACAATACTGTAATGGAACTTCTCTAACGAGAAATGTGCTGGGTATCACTAGAAACTGCCTCCTGAATTGGGGTAGCGACTAGACAGGTAAAATAATTTCGCTCTAACCTGAGTATGTGGTTAAACTGCTCACCCTATAACTACACAGAGAAACATTGGCTTCATAGTGAAAAGGTTATCACACTACCCTGTCGAGGTAGAAGTTAGGGTTCGAGTCCCTATGAGGTCGCTTCCCTTGAAATAGAGGGTGAGTTGCTAGTTGCAGATGATACTAGATAGGTTAGAGATACTAGGGTGAGATGATGTCCTCTATTCCGAAGTAAACTTTCACACACTAATCCCCTGCGAAGCGTCTGGATAGATTGCTGGTAGCAGGGGATTTTTGTTTTGGGGAATCGAGCTGCGCCCCGACTTTGTTAGAACATACTTATTACGGATTGGTTACGAAAGCCCCAAAAATGTTCCCGAAACTTGTTTTATGTCGGTGGTCAGGAGTATAATAGAACTAACAACGAAAAAGAAAGGTATGAAATGGCTCACGAATTAGAAATCGGTGCTAACGGCGAGGTTGCTTTTGCTTCCTTGCGTGAACCTGCTTGGCACAAGTTGGGTACTGTCTTTGAAGACGAGGTATCAACTTCAGAAATGCTCAAGTTGGCTCACTTGGACAACTGGAATGTTCGCCTTGAGGAATTGACTTTCCCTGAAGGCTATGTCTCAGACAAGACAAACTACTTTGTTTGTCGCACTAACCCATTCGACAAGACACAGAATGATGTGCTTGGCGTTGTGGGTGAACGCTATCACACTATGCAGAACGAGGACTTGTTCACCTTTGGTGACAACCTGCTTGACGGTGGTGGCAAGTGGGAAACCGCTGGCTCAATCAAGGGTGGGCGTGTAGTCTTTGGCTCTCTCGCTCTTGACAACGAAATGGTGCTTGACCCCAATGGTCGTGCTGACAAGGTAGACAGTTACCTCCTTATCAACACCAGTCACGATGGCTCTATCTCCATTATGGCTTCGATTACCCCTGTGCGAGTTGTGTGTGCAAACACTCTCAACCTTGCTCTTGGTGGTGGCGTAGGCAAGTGGCGTAATGTCAAGCAGTCGTTCAAAATTCGTCACACTCAGACGGCAGAGGGCAAGGTTCAAGTTGCTCGTGAAGCACTTGGTTTGGCTCAGACTTACCTTGACGAGTTCTCCGTTATGGCTAACGCTATGATTGAGACTGAGGTTACTAAGTCAGAGTTTGACCAGATTGTTGCTCTTGCTTACCCTGCCCCTGAGAAAGACGCTAAGGGTTCGTTCAAGAAGCACAACGACAAGATTGAACTCATCAACGACATCTATGTTGGTGACTACAACAACACGATTGCTGGTACTGCTTGGGGTACGCTCAACGCTCTCACAGAACGCCTTGACTGGTATCGCTCTGCTCGTGGTGGCAACAACGAAAGTATCCTTGCTGGTGCTAGTGGACTTGACCCTGCTCTCAATGCAGAAAAGAACCGCTTGGCTCGTATTGTCGCAAGCGTAATGCTGGGAGTGTAATCCCTAACTGCTAGGCAACAGTCTAAACTGCCTCCCCTTTGGGGGATCGACTGGGGATAAGTTATGCACAGGAGCTGCGCCCCAAAAATTCTAACATAGATAACTAATCATAAAAAAACAATTACGAACCTCGTAAAAAATCTCCCGAATTCCTCTTGTTATATGTCGGTGGTACGCAGTATAATTGAGGTATCCCCTAATGGAAGGTATGAAATGAAGAAGTTTGATATTCGTGCTACCTATGAGTATGTAGCAGAAGGTATCATTGCTGAAGATGAAGATGCGGCTTATAACATCTTCCTTGCAAATCTCAACGACTACTACTCTGGCACAGAAGACCTAGAGATTGAAGAAGACGGAGATGTTTGCGAAGACTGTGAGCAAGACATTGACGAGTGTGATTGTGAGGAAGAAGATGCTGACTGAACACTGTGTACCCAATGACAATGACCTGTGTATGTTCTGTGGAGAGGATATGAGTAATGTCTACTACTGATGATTGGAAGCCTGATATGTTTATTACATACCGCTTCGTTTCCGACTTTGCTATTGTGACGTTCAACGTTCCAGGTATGGCTGAGTGGGACGACGAGCAATGGGATTCTGTAGCACACACAGACCTTGCCTCATATGTGACTGAGCCTGAAGCATACTGGGAAGACGAGCAATGGCAAGTTGAAGACGGTAGGGAGCAGTACGAGACATATGGAAGGGTATCCCTATGAGTGATAACCTAGAGACTTATTATGAAGTCAACGAACGTGAAGTAGCCAAACAAGAGATTACGAGCAAGATTGACGAATTGCTGGAATCGAGTTCTATGTCGTACCTCGATGCTAAAATAGGACTAAACCTAATAAAGACATTCATCAAATTTATGGACGAGGAGTAAGATGAAGACCTATCAAGTAGAATACAATGCTACCTATTGGGTAGAAGCAGATAGCGAAGAGCAAGCAATCGAACTGGCTATCATTCAGCACGAAGATATGCCTGACGGTGATTGGGAAGCAATGATTGACCCCTATGACAGCAATAACTTTGGAGATAAGTAATGATTACTTGGGACGAATGGGAAGATACCTATAAGCCTACTACCCCTTTGGCTATCGAAGACCTATCAGAGATTGACAAGGACTTAGACTATCACTACATCTGGACTATGGTGGACGGTGACGGACGGTATGCTGACCTGTACTCTGGTATTTATATCGTCAACCGTCTTGGTTACTTTGTTACTGAAGTACCGTGGACAGAAGAAGTATTCGTGACTGACCAAAAGGATATCTAATGAAGTGTGAACTAGAAAGTTGCAGCAAAGTCGGAAGGTATGAAGATGTAGAAGAGTTCTACATTCTTTGTGAAGAACACTATGAGCAAGTAGTGAAAGGAACCATATATGGATAATCAGATCGTTTCTTATATCAATGACCAGCTACCAGAAATTCTTGAGAGCCGTGACTATGCACTTGCTAATGATGATTTCGAATCTGAATATTTGGATGGTATTGTAATGGCATATCAACATATCATTGATAAGTTCTCTTACGAACGCCCTTGACAAAATCCCGAAATCTTGGTACAATAGTATAACCCCTAACAAAAGGAAAACAATGCACGTTCTACAATACATCGCAATAAAAGCAGATAGCCCTGAAGAAGCAATTGATAGTGTTCGTTCAACTCTAGAATCAATGCTAGGCAATGACGGTTCCACTAGTTCCTGGTACGACTGGTTCATCACTGGCGGTGGACGATTCAATCCCAATGCTGAACCATACAAAGACGGAGAAACTAATATGGTTGTTTCTTCTAAGGATAGTAAAGCATTCGAAAAGATTCTGGATGAATCAATTGAGGCACGTCTCTCGGAATTCCGTCGGTATGTCGAAGAGTGGAAGCGTAGCAATATCAATCTTGATTCTTACTTTGAAGAGTATGACGGTGCTATGGACTACTCTATGAAACTGTACTCTCTTGGCAAGATTATTGATATGGCTCAAGGTGAGTGGGACTTCAACTCTTACTTCTTTGACCTTCACAACTGGTCAACCAATCCTGTTCATATGACTAAAGACCGTATCAACAATGACGGTGTTTGGTTCCTCGTCCCTGTGGACTTCCACTTCTAAGGAGAATAATGAAAGAATATACTATTGAAGTTACCCACACTCCCACTGGTCAGTACTTCACCCTTACCGCCTCATATGACGAGGACTATGACTACGAGTCAATCGTAGAAGATATCGCTAAAGACCTTAGCATTGATGTAGAGGAGAACTAATGAGAGGCACACGTATACTGGACCTGAACATCTTCTACCGTGAAAGCTGGTCTAAGGAGACTGGTAGTACCTGGAGCGAAACGTTTACCATCGAACCATACATCCGTGAGGAAGACGACGAGGGTATTCGAAACATTGAGACTAACTATCTTATTGAATGTGATGAATACGAGACTGCATATCTTGCTAAGCAATTCCCTGAAGAGGAGTACGGCAGTGACTTCTGGATATTTGCAGACGAAGTTGACATTCCTACACGTCGTATTGCGAAGGTACTCAAAGAGATCGATTTAAGCCAAGATTATTTTCCACGGTCAGCAGTACACGCATTAACAATCACAGAGCCTGTCACAATGAAGTGACGGACACGTAGACGTTGAATGGGGGTTCCGTCTACAAATTGGTGGGGACGCAAGTTTTTATTTCCTTTCAGACTTGCGTTCCTGCCTCACTTTTGGTATAATTGACTGAGGAGTATGATGAGAAAAGTAGTAACCAACGAGGAGAAAGTGGCAAAGCGATTATCAGATTCGATTTCAGACTTGCGTTTGGACTTGGAAATGATTTCACTTTACCTTTCACAGATTTCACCAAATGTAACAATCAACCGTATTCTGCTTATGGCAGAGTTTCTAAAAGAAGAAAAAGAGGGAACACAAAATGACTACGACTACCTTTGAGAACAAGTGCGTTATCCTGTCTGACCTTTGGCTGAACTATCGCTATGACAAAGAGTTTGCCGACTTTATCGAATACAATGATATGGGCTTGCCACTTGCCTACACCTTGTCTGAGGGAATTGTCAATGGTACAGATATGTCTACCAAGTTTATTGACGAGACTTTTGACCTTTTGCTTAGTGGTCTAGAGATTGAGGACACAGGCTTTGAGAGTCTAGACGAGTTGTTGTCTACTGGTGGTAGTCTACAAGAATAATTATCCACAGGGGGGTAGCTCTATCCACAGAGTTATCCCCAGGTGGGCGCACTTTGTTATAACATACTAACAAACATACCATTTACGAACAGGCATTAAGAACTCCCAAATATATTTCCCAAATTTTACAGACATTACGAGGGACTTCAAAAAATCGCTGAAAGTTTGGAGGGTATCAGATGATGTCCTATTCTCCCTATATATAATACATATACCTATAGACATTACGATCTTATGTTTGATACCCCCGAAATGTGGATATGTCTAATAGGATTGTTTGGTATAGATATTTGGGGGCAGCTAAGTATAAGCATTTCCCCCTATATAACTATAAACAAATACATTACGAACCCTTGATTATTTTTCCCAGATTTGTGGATATTTCTGATATAAAATAGGATGTTTTGACATATTTATACACAATATATAGGGATTTTTGGGCATAATTATACTATATATAGGGGTTGACAAATGGGATATTTTGTGGTAGATAGGAGGTTTGGATGTGGGGACACTATATGTTGTGGTTGGGATTACGATCCGCTACGATATGTGGGCTCTATATCTCAAACAACTTTCCAAACATCCTCTTTCAGTCAGATAATATCCATATCAGTAAGATGATTGTGGATAACTCTGTGGATAAATGTGTCCAAATCAGCCGCAGGATACGTTCTAAGGAGCTATATCCTCTGATGTCAAACAGGTGTGTATGCTCAAAACCATCTAGTCATATAGGTGATTATAGATACTATAGGTTATAGGTTATATAGGGAATGGGGCTATCACTTGATACCGCCAAAAATTGTAGCCTTGATGTCATACCATTCATCACCCAGGATAGAGAAGTATGTTGTGTCTCTCCAGGTCCCATTGGATCTTAATTTGTTATGACGCTTTGTTCCTTCATAGGTAGCACCTAGACGGAGTATTGCCTTCTGAGATCTTTCATTGAGAGCATCAGTCTTGAACATTACTCTCTCGCATTCTAGCTTTTCAAATGCATACTTCAGCATTAGGTATTTACTGTGTGTGTTTATATAGGTTCTCCATACTGACTCTGAATACAACGTACCCCCAATTTCTGCTGAGTGGTCTTCCTTAGAATAGTCAACGAATGATGTTGTGCCAACGATAGCGTTGGCGTTCTTATCTATTACCGCAAACGATTTGTGTTTTCTAAGTTGTTTGACAATTCGTTTGTAGTCGCCTAAGCCTTGTGGTGTCTCCCACAACAGATTCTCAAATACATTATCGTTGCAGCCTATGCTAACATAAAGATCAAAAGCGTGTTCCATCTTCAACGGAACTAGTTTGACTAGGGAGGTTTCCATAGTATTATTATATAGCAAATGAGGGGCAGCTTATGCTACCCCCCACTGTTTGCGTCTACCTCCGAATTAGAATGGAGACTCGTCCCAAGGATCTTCGAAAACCTCGTTGTCGGGCTTGTCATTAGCCTGTGCTAGAGCAGTGCGAAGAATAGTAATTACGTTTTCTACTTCCTCTGCATTAAGGTTTACCTCTCCAGCGTGTCCCCTACTACCATCAACTACTAGCTTAACGGTAGGTTCATTGTTTCCCCATTGCTTCCATCCAAAAGCATAGACAGCTGGGTATGTGCGTTCAATTTCATTTTTATCTGGGTTGTACATTATGTACCTTTCTGTTTGTATGTATCTATTATATCAATTTGTTGCTTGCTTGTCAAGCTTGGGTCCTCTATACCGCCGAACTTTTCCGCCGAGCTTATTCTCCACGTATAAGTGCAACAACATCAGAGATGTCTGAGAATTCGTAATGCCATTCATCTTTAGATTCTAGTAGTGCGGTAATCCGTTCACGCTCTTGACTACGAATATATTCTGTAAAGGCATTGATCTGCTCCACGTCTTCGTGTGAGAATGCATTGTTAAGCACAAGCATATTGTGTTCAAACTTAATCATCGTTTTCTCCCTCAATAAGTTTAATATAGTCTTTAGTTATAAAGATAAAGTTGTTGAGTTGTTCTTCAAAAAATCCATTGTCGTTATCAAGTTCTACTTGCAATGTTTTTATCTGACGCTCAAGCAATTCAATTATGCGTTTACGTTCATCTAAACGGACGCTTGCCTCAAACTGTTCAGCCTTACGTTTCTGCTGTTCAGCATAGTGGTCGTATGGTTTATTCATTATGCCGCCTCGTGTGTAACCCAGTAGTACTGACAAGTATCACAGCAGGGCTTGTTGTCTGCATCACTTACTGCATCGATAAAGTCATAGTAGTACAGGGGATCTTTCTTATATAGATTAGCTTTGTGTGTAGTAACGATACGAGACATCTTGTCCTCGTCCCCCCACCACTCTGGAGCACCCATACCCCAGTCAGGGAATCGATCTGCGTGAAGGTTCCAAAGGTTCTCCTCGTTCTTGTCAGTCTTGATGCCACGAGTCTTGGCTTCATCAACCATTGTCATTACGTACCCAAACAATGAGAACTCGTGACCACGCCACATCTTTACAGCAGGATGATTACGCCATCCAGCACGAGGGTCAGGGTTGCCAAGAACCTTAAGGATCTGGTAGCCTTCAAGGATTTGCTTGTTGAGTCGTCGATTGTCTAAGACTTCTGCTGACTTGTTAAAGTCTGCATAAGGCAAAAAGGTTTGCATTGTCTCTCCTATGTGTTATGTATCTATTATACAGGTCAGGCTATTCTATGTCAAGTGATAGTTCCATAAAGAATACCTGCATAACATCGTCACTTATTCTACCCTGCTGATGTAATGTAGAAACAAGCTTAAGCATTTTAATCTGTTCTAACAGTCTTCCTTCTTCGATAGAAGACTTTACAATATTGTTGTATACTTCTTCAAGCTTATTGTTAGTCATAGCATTCCTCGTGTGCTTCCCAGAAGTCTTGTATCTGTTGTGGATGCAGTAGATTAGTGACAGACTTGCCACAGATACACAATAGGTGATTGTCTGCCTGTACCTTAAACTTTACCAACTAATGTTATCTCTCATTGTTAGCACCACGGTTCATTCCTGAAATGTACCCTGCCTGAAACGCAAGAATCTCTGCTTTATTTGGCATACGATCAATTTCCATAATCCAGTCTGCCATATCCTGCTTAGCTTTACGCATTACAGTTTCTAGAACTTTCTTGTTATCTCTACGTACCTTACGATCCATATACCTGTCTCCAATATCTAAGGTTATAAGTGTAGCCACCCATACAAAGCATCCAGCCATTAGTAATGCCAACTGGGTCTACCTCTACTACCTCTTTTGTTTCATAGTGCTTAAGCTTTATCATTTAGGCTACCCTCTTTCTTTACAATAATGATTCTCTTTGTTTCTCCATAGCTGGTTCCTGCTGGTGAACCAAAATGTACAATTGTTTTAGCCATTAGATGTTCTCAATTTCTACGATAAGGTTTTCAAGGAAATCAATCAGGTCACGGTTATCGTTTGCATAAGCTTCTGTGATCTTACGCTCAAGTAGTTCGATAACCTTTTCGCTCTGTCTCATTTCTCCCTCGTGAATAACTGCGTTTACAATTTCTTTTTCGGCTTTGTTCATATCTTTAATGTCTAGGTTTACATAGTTAGCCATTAAAACTCTCCCTTTCTAATAGACCCAATGATTGCAGTACAGGCAGCAACAGCACCACTGAGGTAGGCTCCAGTATCTGGATGTCCTTGCTTGTAAGCAGCCTCAGCTTCAAGAATGCCGTTCTCCATTCGAGACTCTACGAGATCAACAAGCATAGTCTTCATTCTCTGAGCACCACGCTTCATCATTAGTTCATCTCTACGTTTAAGATTGCTAGGTGTGGGTATAAATATTTTTCTCATACCCCTATTATCTCACTCCTCGTTGAGTTTGTCAAGTACCAAAGCAATAAGGTTATCGCCTGTAATGTAGTGCTTTTCGCCATCTACATCAATGCGGTAAGTGCGGTCTTCGTATATTGGATATTCAAATTGTGTCATACTTTATTATACCAGACAGCTAGGCTGCATTGATTAAAGCCTGTTCACGATAATAGGTTCTTAGTTTATGACAGTTAGAACAAACAACGTCACACTTCTTAACCTCTGCCCAAGCTTTCTCAGAGCCATACTTTTTTAGCACACGATAGACATTGCCAAACTTACGCTCACCTGGTCTGTGATCAAACTCTAGCACAAAGTGAGGGTAGTCCAATCCGCAGTCAGAACATCCTTGGTCCTCTTTATATTTTTGGAGGGCTGGAAGTTGCTCTGTAATTGACATTAATACCATTATACCTACTGTTATAATAGAAGTAAGAGATTGGATGTTAATTTTGGATTACGTTTATGTATGTCGCCCTGGTGCTAATGAAGAGTTAAGGTACTCGATTAGATCTACCGTTGCTAATTTACCACCTGGACGCATCTGGGTGGTTGGTGGCAAGCCAGACTGGTACACAGGAGACTATATCTATGTTAAGCAAACTGGTATGGGGCATCCCAATGTTTGGAAACAGTTAGAGGTTATCTGCAGAACAGAAGAGATAAGCGATGACTTTGTTCTAATGAATGATGACTTCTTTACTGTAAAGAAATTAGACAAGGTTGAATACTTTTATTCTGGAACAATAGAGCAGGTGCTTGGAGACTATTCAGATTCAGGACAGACTAACTATGGATACCAAAGACTGTTTAGCAAAACGCAAAACTATTTAAGAAGAAGAGGCATCACAAGTCAGTTAGATTACGAACTGCACGTCCCTATGCCTATGAACAAGGCAAAGCTTCTTGAAGTACTAAACTATAAGACATTGCACAGATCAACATATGGAAATGTCTACAATGTTGGTGGCACAAAGACTTATGATGTAAAGGTTTATAGCACTACAGAATTAAAAGGTAAGTTCTATGACCTTGTTAAAGAAGACTTAAACTATTTGTCTAGTCACGATTCAAACTTTGACTTCATCCTTGACTTTATTTTAAAGGATATGTTTCCAGATCCTTCTCCGTATGAGTCCCCCTAGAGAGATTCGAACTCCCGACCTGTAGGGTAGAAACCTATTGCTCTTCCGCTGAGCTATAGAGGGGTATTTAGTTGTAGCGTAGGGTGTGTGGGACTCGAACCCACGATCTCCGTGTTATGAGCACGATGCCTTAACCAGCTTGGCGAACACCCTGAGTATGCTAAAGACTGATAGCCTTAGCAAATACTACTCTAGATGCCATCTTAGATGCACTAATAATTGCTACTGGTGCAGCAACACTAAGAATTACACCTGCCCACATCTGAGGGTTAGTCCATTGGTATTGCCAAAAGTCTAGGGTATGGAATCCGTTAGCGGCAACTGCAATTGCACCGAACATAAACATACCCCAGAATGCACCCCCTGCTCGTTCAGGATTTCCATCTTCATCAATGCGAGACTTCAAGACAAGGTACGCAATGAGAAATAAGACATACATCAATTCAATAAAGAAGAAGAACAGTGTAGCCATCCAAGGTGCTGATAGCCCTACATACTCTGCTACTGCTGTGATACCGTTGAAAGATACTACAGCAGATGCAAAGAATGCAATTACAATACCAACTATCCAGGTCCAAAGAACAATTCCCTGGTCTACCTGGACCTTAGATGCACGTTTAGACTCTTGTCGTGAGTACAGTGCAAGCCTTGCCTTCTGAGCTTTTGATTGTGCATTCTGCTTTGTTGTCTTACGCCTTGTTCTTGTTGCCACCTGCTTGTCTTCAATTGTTGCAGGAATCACGATCTCAGGCTCATTACCAAAGTAAGAACGTGGATAGCTATTGTCTGGTGTACTCATAGTATTATTATACTCCTAATGAATTAAATGTTGCAGGGAATGCTTGTGCAGAAAGATTACGAACCGCCTTTGCATACTCCTGAATTTCTACCTGTGCATCGTGTCCAAGACGTTGATCAAGGAATGTCATAACTCCCTGAAGAGATACCGTCCAACGCCAGCGTACATACATACCATATGCAGGAAGAAATAGACGTGCTTGCTCTGGAGCAATTCCGTCTTCAAGTGCTGCGTGATACATCTCTAAACCAGATTCTATATATTGCTCTAGATAGTTAGTGTGAATGCTTCCAACATATTCATCTAATGGTTCACCGCTACCCTGCTTGCTATTCTCTGGCTTGCTACGCCATTGTCTAAAGTTTGGCACATAGAACTCTTCATCCTCAGTAACGTAACGCCTTGAGGACTCGTTCCAACCATTCTGATCGTCTACGTGGGTAGATGATACTGCATACTTCCACCATTGACGTGCAACAAAGAGTGGTGCATAAACCTCAAATGTTAGAGCAGCGTGGCGAAATGGACTTGTATGCCCCTCACGAACAAGGAATTCTAAAAGCTTTGCATCTTTTTCATTAAAGCCTTCGGACTCTTTGTCATAGGATACACGAGCAGCATTAACTACAGATGTATCATTACCAAGTTGATCAACGAGGCGAACATATCCTTTGTCAAGTACGCTGATCTTAATCTTCTTCACCTTCAATTACTGCAATAATGTCGTTATATGAAATGATTACATAGTCTGTGTCTTCGTGTCGAACTTCTGTACCGCTGTACTTTGCAAAGATTATCTTCTGCCCTACCTCAAGTGGGATGGGTACGTGTACGCCATTCTTAGTTGTGACACCTGTTCCTACAGCAACGACAATAGCCTCTTGTGGCTTTTCCTTGTCCCCTGTGATGATAATGCCAGACTTAGTTACCTGAGCATCTTCGATAGTCTTAATAGCTACCTTGTCTTCTAGTGGTTGAATCATTAGTACCCTTCCTCGTGGTTAATACCGTGCTTTTCGTCGATGTATTTGTGAATCTTGCGTAAAGCAACAGCTTTTGAAATTGCATATCCAGCAATTAGAAATACGGCATTCCAGAAAAACTCTGCTGCCATATGCTCTATGCCAAACGTAATCTCAATGATTGTGCTAAGAAGGCTCTCGCCCTCCTCTGCGTGTTCGTCGTGCATTGTCTCTCCTAATGCTACATTGTTGTATTTCTATTGTACAGGCTATCCTTAATTTTGTCAACCTCAAGTACGCTTTCAACATATTCAAATATTTTGTTTGGACCAGAAGTAATTACTTCTAAAAGACCCTTAAGGTGTCCAGCGTTTTTAAGATCAAAGGCAAGATTATGCCCATATCCATCTCCAAAATTAAAAATATACTGTGGATACTTATGTAAAAATCTTACATCATTTACATCGTTAGTAGAAACAAACAGGTAGTATTTTTTACCGTGTATACTTAAACAATCATTTATTGTAGGATGAATCCACTTCTTTATCCTTGTTGCATATGGGGCATACTCTGAGTCACGTACCACTCTTGGGTGAATAGAAAATTGAGGATTAAATGCAACTACATACCTAGTATTTAAGTATTGTGCAGATAAAACACTATTTGTTCCCCCCATAGATACCCCAATTGAGTAAGACTCTTTATCTTTTATTATATTGTTAACAATTTCAGATATAGATTTCCAGTCAAGCCTGTTGCCCCAAGAGCTTTTCTTGTCCATTATAAATATAACGCTAAATATTTTTGATAAAGAATAAAAGTCTAAAGTTTCAGGACTATTCATTCCTAAGCTATTAAAACAAATAAAAATAATGTCAGTATTCTTATTTATAAAAAATATGCTTGTTGTCTTATTATCTAGCAGTGTTTCCATAAAAGTATGTTTAGGAAGCTCTGAGGGTGTTCATTCTGTGGGAAACAATTGTGTCCGTTGGCTTTCCATCACGGTATAAACGAATGACTGCAGCAGGATTATCTGGTGTACCATTAATGGTTACGTCAGTTCCTGGAACATTGTATGATCCATTACGAATAATTCTGGTAATCTTTCCTGTTGCTCTACCGCCAGAAGAATTCCAGCTAACCATAGAGCCAACGCCGATTGCCTTGACTACCATTCTTTGTGACTTGGTGTAATCTTTACCAAAATCAGCAAACAATGCTTTATCTCTCATACGCTCAACGATACCTCGTGACCAAGAGAATCCTGCATCTCCCCCCCAAGCGTCCCACATAATGCGACCATTGCTAGGGTTAGCGGTGTTGTTAAAGTCTTTGCCCTTCTTGTCTACCTCGTGGCGTGAGAAGAATGAGAACATACGTCTAACTACACTGAGAGACATTGCTCTTCCTGCTACGATGTCGGATGCTCTACCCCAACCAACTGGAGTACCTGCACCTGTAGCCTTACCATCTTCTTTCCACTTAAGAGCACGACGTGCAGCAGCCTTCATACCACCTGTTGGGCTAAAAGTCTCTGCCTTAAACATCATATCCATTTCTTCGTCTTCTTCACTCATAGAGTGTCCCTGTAGTTCGTCAAGGACTGTAGCATCTTGGTACATCATACCAATGCTGTATGCTGTCTCTTGCCACATACCCTGGTCCTCTTCTTCAAAAACTCTAACAGACATTGCTGGGTTTTCTGGTGGCATAGACTCTATGGCATACTCTGTACCTGGTTCTCCAAGAGTTCCGCCTTCCCACATTATGTGCTCAACACGTCCGTGGACCACACCCTCTGTAGTCATTCCCATCACGTAGTCACCTTCTTTAATGTGACCATCTTTTTTCATTTCATTACGATGGCGACCCATACGTTCGTCTTCTTCATCATCCATTCCAGAATGTCCAGATTTTGGATCGATGTTGCCCTCACTAACATTGATGGCATAAATTTGATTAGCAGCTTCTTCAGCTGTCTTGTGGCAACCCATTACTGTTCCGTCGTCTTTAACGGCTGGGTAACCTGAGCAACCGTAAGACCCTTTTTCTCCAACGCTATATGGCATACAAATATTATATCACAAAAAAAATAGAGTTCCTCACACCGAAATCCGCTGCAGTTAGCCACGGTCTTATAATTTGGGTAACTAGTCCATCCTAAGATAGTGTGAGGAACACTTATAGTATACACCACAATATGATAAAATAGAACTACAACAGAAGAGGTTATTTTGGCAAAGATTACATTCTTGGGAAACTTCCAGGTAGAGTTTAGTAGTGAGAATCATCACGCAAAATCATTAGAGGCACTGGGTCATACCGTAGTTAAGTTCCAAGAGGGACGAGGCACTACAATGGGCAAGGTGTTTCGTGAAGCATCAACATCTGACCTGTTTGTTTGGGTTCATACTCACGGATGGAATACTCCTGGTCAGGAAAGAGTAGATATTCTTAGAGAATTAAAGTATGCTGGAGTCCCCACTATGACTTATCATTTAGATTTATGGTTTGGTCTTAAGCGTCAGAATGATCTTCAGGATGATCCGTTTTATAAAAATATTGGTCACTTCTTTGCAACAGATAAACTTATGGCTGATTGGTTTAATGAAAACACTGCGGTCAAAGGGCATTTTCTTCCTGCTGGTGTCTTTGGTCCTGAGTGTTATTTGCATTCAGACTATGACGGTACATTTGATTATGATGTTATTTTTGTTGGTAGCAAGAACTATCATCCTGAGTACCCATATCGTCCACAATTAGTAAGCTTTCTGCGTGAAACATACGGCGATAGGTTCTTGCACGTTGGTGGAGACGGAGACACAGGAGTTGTGAGAGGCGACGATCTTAATCGTATCTATGCTCGTAGCAAGATTGCAATTGGTGACACACTTAACCTTAACTTTAACTATCCCTATTACTCTTCAGATAGATTATTTGAGTCTACTGGTCGTGGTGGCTTTACTATCTACCCCAACATTCTTGGGCTTGACGCTTTCTTTAAAGACAAAGAGGAAATTGTTTTCTATGAGCACGGAGATCTAAAGGATCTAAAGACAAAGATAGATTATTATCTTGAGCACAATGAAGAGCGAGAAGCAATTAGACTTGCTGGACACAAACGTGCGAAGAACGAACACACCTATCTAAATAGGTGGGATACAATTATTAAGGAGCTTGGGCTATGAAATATGTTGCTTGTCTTCCTTTCAAAGTAAAGGAATTTCGTGACGAGTTTATAAAAACTTGTAAGTTTGATAGTTTGTTAGAAGTGGATAACACTGAAAATAACATTGGCATTATGGCAAGTTATAATTTAGGAATACAAAAAATGTACGCTGAGGATGCAGACTGGCTAATTGCTATGAGTGCTGCAATTAGATTTGGAGAACCTGGTGGACTTGATGCTATCGAATATCTAAAAAACACAGAATATAAAATTGTTGAAGGGGCTGAACTGTATGGTTGGCACTTCATTGCTTTTCACCGTAGTATAATAGATGCAGTTGGAGAATGGGACACTAATTTTACTCCATATGGTTACGACGATATAGACTTTAGCATCAGAATACAAAAGTTATTTAAAGACTCGCACCCTGGAGACTATGGATCATTCCTATGGACAAAACAAAAATTTGATATTTCTGACACTATTATGGCACATAGCATTAAAGTAGGTGGACTAACATCATCTCCTGAGCACGAAGAGGCTTTGAGACAATACTTTGAGGCTAAGTGGGGTCTTCCACCAGGTCAGGGATCTATAGATGATGTTTATGATTATCCATTTAATGATTCAAGCAACAGCCTTAAGTATTTTCCAAAAGACGAAAGTGAACAATATCATATATCAAATTTTGAAAAGAAGGCAAATTGATAGCCTACTCTTTTACTCCAAAAGGAAAAGGCTTCCCAGACGATAAGTGGGACTTTGGATTTTTGCAAGAAGCTTTTACAAGAAACGATGTAGAGGTTGTTAAGGTAAGCAAACTTCCAGAGGCAGACAGAGCATTTGTAGTAGTGCCTGGTTTTGAATGGACTGGTCTTGAAGATGTTCTTAATGAGAATCTATCTAGAATTAAAAGACTTGTTTTGTTTGTTACAGCAGATGAACTTGGTGTATTTGGTATTGATAAGATCTCTCACCCTAATGCGGAGATTTGGATTCAATACCCCTACCCTCGCCACCAAGCATATAACAAGCTACCACTCGGAGTTCCAAATCACAAGGACAACGTTATTCCAGACTACCCAGAAAAAACAATAGATGTTTACTTTGCTGGTCAGGTAACGCACCAACGTAGGCAACAGCTTGCACAAGCATTAAAGAAGCTTCCAAACGCCTTGTATAGGCTTACAGAGGGCTTTACACAAGGTGAGACACCAAAGGACTACTACAAGATGTTAGCTTCTGCCAGATTTGCTCCTGCTCCTGCTGGTAACGCTACGATTGATTCGTTTAGATTTTATGAAGGATTAGAGATGTTGGCTTTACCAATTGCTGACAAGGTAAGTAGTGTTGGTGAAGCATACGGATTCTGGGAGATTCTATTTAAAGATATGCCAATACAACAGGTTACTGACTGGAACAAGCTTAGACTTCTTATCCCAGATTTACTAAATGATTATCCAGCCAATATGCATAGAGCTGTTTCTTGGTGGATCAAGCAAAAGAGAGATTTTGCATATAAGATAATGGAGCAAATAAATGAACATTAAAGATATCACAGTTGTTATACCTACATCTGTTATTCCAAGTCATCCAAGTACTGAAATTATTGAAGAGACAATTAATACTATTCGTGTACATCTTCCAAACAATGAAATCATAATTCAGATCGATGGATTGCGTGATGAAAGATTAGATTGGAAAGAAAGATATGATGAATATAAAAATAGAATATTGTGGAAATGTTTGCACGAATGGAAAAATGTTTTACCAGTAATATTTGATGAACATTTACATCAAACAGATATGATGAGACAAACAATAGATTTAATTAAAACTCCAGCATTGCTTTACGTTGAGTCCGATACTCCACTTACGCCAGATCTTTCTATAGATTGGCAATCGTGCCTTGATATGCTTGATTCTGGAAAAGCAAACACAATTAGATTTCATTTTGAGTCTATAATTCCTGATCCACATCAACACCTTATGCTAGGTGTACAAGATGGTTTTATGAAAACTATACAGTGGAGTCAACGTCCCCACCTTAGCACTGTTCCTTATTATCGAAAAACTGTGCTAGGCAATGTTCCAGAAAAAACCTTTATAGAAGATACCTTTCACGGATACGTGCAAGACAGACCTTGGGAACGTAATAAACTTTGGATATACTATCCAGACAATGGCAACAACATTAAACGATCCTACCATCTTGACGGACGAGCTGGCACAAGAAAATTTACATCTGATGATCTTAGTTGGGAGTATACAGAATGAAACTAGGAATGATAGTAAGAGCAGACAACACTGGTCTGGGTAATCAAACATATGAATTAACACAGATGTTAAATCCCCACAAAATTATGATTATTGATTTTACAGATTATAATGGTAACCAACAGCACTTTGATTGGTATGCAGAACGTGACTACACAATATGCAGAGGCTTCCCGACTGATGAAGAAATGAACAGTTTTCTAGACGAGATAGATGTTTTATTAAGTTGTGAAACATTTTATAATGACGAGACTCCAGACTTAGCAAGAAAGAAAAATGTAAAAACATTTTTGCAATACAATTACGAGCTATTTGGAAACTTAAAAAGAGAAAAGAAACCACTGGCAAATGTCCTACTTTCTCCAAGTCCCTGGATGATTGAGAAAGTACACAAAAGATTTTCTAACCAAGCAGTGGTACTTCACCTTCCACCACCTACAAGACCAGAACTGTTTGAGAATGCTTTAGAGGTTAACTCTTCAAAGGATCATAAGAGGATCCTGCATATTGCTGGCAAAGCGGCAGCAAATGATCGAAATGGAACAGAGAGTGTACTTGAGATGATGAGGCATTCTAAGGCAGATTTTGAATTAGTCATAAAGAGTCAGACACCAATCGATAGCAAAAGGCTAGACTCACGAATCACTGTTGAGATTGACAATGTAAAAGATAGACAAGATATGTATACTGGTTTTGACGGTATGGTTCTTCCTAGAAGGTATGCTGGTTTATGTTTACCTATGAACGAAGCTTTGCTTAGTGGTCTACCAGTTTTTATGACAGATATTTCTCCAAATAACATTACCCTTCCAAAAGAGTGGTTAACTGTTTCTGAAGAGCTTGGTATAATGAGACTAGCTTCTCCTATTATTTATTACGACGTTGATGCAAGAAAACTTGCAGAAAAAATTGACGCATATGTAAACTTAAAAGATAAGAGTTTTGAAAAGCAACGTGCTTTTAATATTGGACACAAGTTGTTTGCACCAGAATTATTAAAGTCTAAATACTTACAGATTTTAGGGCAATAAAAAGTGGGCTACCGAAATAGCCCACCTCTTAATATTTAGCTACTTCTTTGCAGCTGGCTTCTTAGCTGTCTTTGCTGCTGTAGCAACATCATCAGCCGACGGAAGACGACCAAAAGCTGGGTCGTTGGGGTTGACGTAACGGATAATTACTGGCAACAGTGCAGCCCAGAGTGCGTTAGCAAGCTGTGAGGGATCGGTAACCCCTGCAGCATAGAGTGCGATTCCAGCAGCCAATAGGCTACGTCCATACGATGCAAGTAGTGCGACTAATTGCTTATTCATTGTTTTCTCCTTGTTTGTTTTCTTCAGGTAAAAGTTTTTGTAGTTCACGGTATGCGGTTAGAATATCTTCTAGACCTTCAGCGTGTGGACTACCAATTACCCTGCCATATTTGTCAAAATACTCAAGTCGTGGACCTGCGTTTTCAACAAAGCTATTTAGACCGTTTTGAACTGTTTCAATATATTCAAAAGCCCAGTCTCTTGATTCAGATAGAAATCTTACAAACCCTTCAGTCTGTTCGATATTTTTATCTAAATGTTTTGCTTCTATTTTTTCTGCAATCTCTTGGTTATCAATAAAAGCTTGAATGAGTCTTTCTGCAATAGCCTTCGATATGAGTCTTTGTCTAATCAACATTGCAAATAGTATAATTACTAATACTGACAGCGTTGCAATTGAGATTATTTCTATCACTGCTGTACTGCCCTTCTTGTTAATTGAACAATTGCACCATTGTCTTCTAGTGCAGATTTTACTCTTACCATATATTCTACAGCAGCACGTTTGTCTGTGTCAAGTAGTTTCATAAATTTAATTTCATCCGCTACCAACTCAATCCAACTAATGCCTTCAGTATTATGCTCAATAATATCTAGACCAAATCCCTTTGGTGCAGTAATTGAATGAACGGCACGTTTCATTTCATCTGTATACACAATACCTCCTAATCGTTTGTTAGATTTTTCCAGGTCTCAGCCCAGTCAGCCTTTGACCTATGCCTATTAAATTCTCGTGAGATCTTACCATTTTCAAGATATACACCGCCCCAGACTCCCCAACCTTTTTGTGAGACTCCAGTAGCAAAGCATAACCTGGCAACAGGACAACCTGCACAAAGATTATCTATCCCTACTCTGAGATCAAGATCTTCTTCGTACTTGTCAAAGAATAGGTTTGTGTCGTATCCATCACAACGTGCTTTAGATTTCCAGTTTTCACTTTGCATCATTTCCCACAAACTTGGATGGGATATCCCAGCCATCAAACTTTATGTTATAACGCTTCTGGATATTCCAGCTACCGTTACGGAATAGACCATTAGGCTTCATCCATCCAGTCGGAGATGGTGTGATCTCTTTTACGGTCCACCCATCCCACTCAAGAGACTTATTGTTTTCTACAATTGTCTCCATTTGTTCTAGAGAGTTAATCTTCATTATCTTCTCCTATTGTGTATATTACTTTTTTGATTTCTGCCGCATCAATTACTGATTGGCAACGGATGCAAGGCTTGCTGTCTCTATCCATACCCTTGGCATTTACCCTGGCTACATATATAACAGCACCCTTGACATTCCAATTTGCATCCCTGATTGCATCTACTTCTGCGTGAACAGAACAATGTGTTTTGATGTGCTCAGGTGATACGTAATAAGGATTATTACGATCCTTATTATAGCCTGTACCGATTACTCGTCCAGACTTTACTACTACCGCACCGTGCATTCTACGAGACTTCGACTTCGAAGCAAAGTATCTTGCTACAGATAGGTAAGCTTTTTCTCTGTTACTCAGGTCGTACTCCATTAGTATCTAAAAATCCCAACGTCAATGTCTTTGTCTTCCGCCTCACGGACAAGATCAGACGTTGACTCCTTTGGCTGACTAAAGAAAGCAAAGTAGTCCATAGTGTGTATGCTTTCTTTTAGTGCCTTTGGTGGAAGCTTAAATACTCTAGTACGAATACCCTGAGCCTTTAGGCTACGTTCAGTGATATTAATGAACTCCATTGCAAAAGAATTAACCTTTGCTGGACCAGCCGTATAGATAAGAAACTCTTCGTCACCTTCTTTAATTTCTGAAAGAGCTACACGCATTGCACGTAGGAATACGCTATAGTCCTCAAAGGATTTAGTCCCTTGAATACCAACCTTCATCTTACAATCCTTCTTTTAGTTTCTCAACGATAAACATTATCTTGTTTAATTGTACCTTATCCATAGTCATTGTGTCAACCTCTATGGCTGTATCTTTTTCAATTTCTCCATTGATTACTTTTGCAACAAACACAGCATTATTTTTAATCCAGTACGCCTCTTCTTCAATAATAAGAATGCGTAGGTTGATGCTGTCAAAGTATTTCATTGATTGTGTAGTTGCTGCAGGAAATGACTCGTCTTTCATAAAAATGTTTTTAATCAATTCATTGGTACGGCTTTGTGATGCAAAAATTTTAATACCATTTTTAGGAATAAGGTTTCGCAGAGACCATCTGTATGTCAGCATTATTGACATCGCAGTTATTATTGATCCAAATAAATATTCCAAAATAGCACCTAATTAATTATACTACGAGTGTTCAGACATTGATCTAATGAAAGCTAATAGATTTGCCTTAATATCTTCTGGCAAACTATCTACTTCATCTTTATCAAACGCTTTCTCTGTTAGTCTTACAATTGGATTATTTACAGTAATATCCATACTAATAAAACCTTTTTGCCAAAGAAACATTATTTCTTCGTACATTTTTTGCCTAATTGCATTGTACAGGTCTACATCTATGTCTTGTAACTTATCTGTAAACTTGTACAAAAACTGTCCAGAGTCTGTTAATCCAGATACTTCAACACCGCCATTAAGTATTAGTTCATCTAATTTGCTAATGTCTTCATCCATTAATTCTCACCTTTAGTTCTATTTTCAACAAGCTGCTCACGCTCGTCAATGATCTCAAAAGCAAACTCTTCTAGCTTAGTCTTGTCTGCCTTATTGTAGTGGTGTCCACAAAGCATTAGCTCTCCTGCAACACCCTTAACGTGTACATAGGCTTGTGAGGGACAGGCATCACAACGATCATTTGCTGTAAGTGTCCATTGGACTGTCTCTAGTTCTGTCAATGTGTCTCCTACTTGTCGGTGGAATAAAAACCAGAGCCTTTAAAACTAACCCCTACCTTAGAGTATACCCTAGTTAGCTCAGAATTGCAAGTCTTGCAGGTATATCCAGGGTCATCTTCTGTCATCCCTCTACTAACAGTAGTCATAGTGTCACATTGCTGACACTTGTATTCGTAATAAGCCATTGTTATCCTTAAATAGTAATCCCCCCCAGAAAATTCCAGGGGGAATACCATTATACTACAGATTCGCTAATTAGCCAATAGCTGCCCAAGTCTTTGGACCAACGATGCCATCGGCAACGAGTCCCTTAGAGGTTTGGAAAGCAACTACTGCAGCGTGTGTCTTGGGACCGAAGTCACCATCTGCTGCTGTACCGATCTTGCCTTGAAGATAAACAACGTCTGGACCCTTTGAACCCTTCTTGAGAGTTGCACGTCTTCCAGGGTTAGCGGCAGCCTTTGCTGCGGCAGGTGCTGCTGGTGCAGCTGCGTTTCCGCCCTGTCCAGCTAGGAATGCCTCGTAGTCAAAGTTTGCTCCACCTGCACCGTGTCTTCCCATAATACGAGCTGAGAAGTGGAGGTGTGGACCGTAGCCACGTTCCTTTCCTAGTCCTGAAGCACCAGAAAGTCCAAGGACCTGACCCTGCTTCACGGCTTGACCTGGTGTGACATCAACACGGCTTAGGTGAAGGTAGTCAAAGTTGTAACCGTCTGAGGTGGTGTCAAGAAACACCATACGTCCTCCAGCACCTGAAATTGTTGTTGTTGTTCCAACTACTACACCGTCTGCAACGGCTACCACAGGTGTTCCTACCCCTACAACATAATCAGTTCCAGGGTTGACAGACTTACGTGCTTGGTGGGCTGCGAAGTTGTCTGAAATTCCAGCATTAACTGGACGAATAAATCTTGGCATATTTTTTATTTCTCCTTAAGGTTTTTAGTCATTATCTGACTTAATACCATTATACCAGAGTGTTTGTGTCCCCCCACAGGATTGAACTGTGGACCCACAGATTAAAAGTCTGTTGCTCTACCAACTGAGCTAGAGGGACAATTGTGCCGTGCCGAAGAATCGAACTTCGCTATCCAAAGGAAAGAGATTTACAGTCTCCTGTGTGTCCCAGCACTCACGGCAGAGCGGAAATAGTAGGATTCGAACCTACGGTAGAGTTTCCCCTACTCGTCATTAGCAGTGACGTGCTTTAGACCTCTCAGCCATATTTCCGAGCCATCTGTGAGATTCGAACTCACGACTTCGATATTACAAGTATCGCACTCTGACCAACTGAGTTAAGACGGCATTCTCCAAGATCTTCCATTACCCTTATTTAATGCCCTATACGTTGATGTTAGGGAATGGCAATTTGGACAAATTAATCTTAGATTATCTATTTTGTTATTATTATGATTGCCGTCAATGTGATCTGCTTCCAGTGGAACTATGTTAGTAAATGGATTTACTTCACACCAACCACATTGCTGACATTTGTTGTTATTAATTTCTCTTAAATATCTTTTTACATATGCTGACACAACACCAGATGCCCTACCACCATCCATAAGTCCTACAAGCCATTTAGATATATAGTCTTTGTACTGGTAGTCTGCTTGACATTGATTGCTGCAATACTTGTAGCTATTCCTTGCCATTTCACCATTACAACTTAAACACTTATTCTGCATACCATAATTATATCATAGATGTGGTCTGCATAACAACTTTGCTCCCCCTCGTGGATTCGAACCACGAACCAATTCATTAACAGTGAAACGCTCTGCCGTTGAGCTAAGGAGGAATAGACAAACCCTCTTAAGTTATATGTTTATTATACATCAACCTAAGAGGGCTGTCAAGTTACTATGATTGTGGCGGTGTGTTTTTTCTGAATGCTGCATTAATTTCTAAATCGGAAAGCTTGCCATCGTTAAGGTATCCACGAGAAAGATCCTCAAGAACATTGGCAACACCCATAACTCCAGCAAGGATTGCTGTTTGTAGTGTGTCAATTCCAATGATAGCACCAGCACCAATTGTTGTCAATGCGGATACCAAGAATAATGCAATGATTCTTCCTGTTACTTTTTTAATTGTGTTTGTATTCATACATATCACTCCTTCCCTTTTGGATTTCTTAGTCTGAATGTTATGATCCAAACTGCAAGAGTTATTAGAATTAGATTTCCTGTTACCTCTCTTGCAGACCCTTCTAGTAGTAGCCAAGCGATAGCCATACCGAGAAGTGTCCACGACTGCTCAATCATATCCTTGAGCAAATCTGTAATAAATTTCTTCATTTATATCCTCCTTAGCGATGTTGACGACATTGCTGACATTGTACCAATCTGGGCTACCTGACCAACAATGACTGCCGCAACAACTGTTTTGCTTGCAGTTTCACGAGATTCTGGACTCATATCTGAACCAACGTTTCCTGCAAAGTTAATTAAATCTGTTAACCCTTGAGCTATATCTCCAATTAATGGAACTGCTGCAAGCTCTTCATCAAGTACTATGTCGTCTGCCTGTGCTGCAAAGAATAGTGCATCCAAGGCTTCTTCATATTCTTCAGACCCTGGTTCTGATGTAGTTAAAGTTTGATAAGCATCATTGATTATCTGTGTTACTTCTTCTTCTGTTAATTCTTGTGGTGATTGTGTTAGCAATTCTTCAGTTGTAAGATCAGTTGGTATTGTTGGCTCTTCTTCAACTACCGTTGGATTTTCTGGATTATCTTTGTCTGTTGGCTCACTTGGAGGCACAGGAATAAATGGTTCTTCTGGGTCTACAGGAGGATCTACTGGTGGCTCAGGGTCCACAGGAGGCTCTGTAGGCTCTGGTGTTGGTTCTACGGTTGGTTCTGGTGTAGGCTCTACAGTAGGCTCAGGAGTAGGCTCTACAGTGGGTTCTGAGGTAGGTTCTACAGTTGGCTCAGGGGTTGGTTCTGGGGTGGGTTCTACTGGTGGCTCTGGTGTTGGTGGAACAACTGGAGGCTCTGTTACCTGAGTAAATCCTGCCTGTTCTAGACTGACAATACTTCTGTCGTGTAGACGAGCACCAGTTCTTAATTGAGTTTGTGTGCTCCAGTCTGTCCCATCTACCATATATGTTAGTTGATAAGATCCATCTGTACTCTTAATTGCTGTAACTGTAATGTTTGTTGTATCTGGTGTACCCTGATTCCAAATTGGTCTAGCGGAAATGTCGATTTGAAAACCTGCATCGCTAACTGTAATCTTTAAGTGTTCGTCTGTTCTCCAGTTTGGGTATACAACCCAGTCCATTGATAGGATTGAGATTGATGGTGTCATTGGATAATCGTGGTATGTGCCATCTGGCTGTCCGAATGTTATTGTCGAGTTTGTTGTTGCATAAATCGTTGAGTATTCTACTCCATCAAATACGATTGGTGTTGATAGTGGAATTCTGTAGGATGAATCGTCTCCACCACAAGTGTTAAAAGTTACTACCTCGCCAGAACTAGGTGTGTAGATCTGGTGATCATATACACAAGCCTCAGCTTCTGCAGGTAGGGCAAAGAACAACACGGCAGTTACTGCCAGCATTGTTGACAAACTCACGATAGATAGTAATCGTTTTATTTTCCTTCACTCCTAAGTAAGCCTGGGGAAGCTTAACTATATAATTATACCATTATTTACATAAAGAAAAGGGCTGCCTAAGCAGCCCAATCCTAATATATTTAGTTAGAAGTCCCAGTCTTCATCTTCTGTGGCTTCGTGCTTGCCAATAACATAGCTTGAGCCAGAGCCAGAGAAGAAGTCGTGGTTCTCGTCTGAGTTTGGTGACAGTGCTGAAAGAATTGCAGGATTGACATTTGTTGTTTCCTTGGGGAACAGTGCATCAAATCCAAGATTCATTAGAGCCTTGTTTGCATTGTATCGAAGGAACGCTTTAACATCCTCTGTTAGCCCAATAGGGTCATAGAGATCTGCTGTATATCTAACTTCGTTTTCATAAAGTTCCATAAGAAGCTCGTATGTAAACGACTTTAGCTCTTCCTGCTGTTCCTGTGGCAGTTCGTTGTATGCCTGTTGGAACTTGTATCCAATGTAATAACCGTGTACCGCTTCGTCACGAATGATAAGGCGAATAAGGTCTGCAGTGTTTGTTAGCTTTCCACGGCTTGACCACCACATTGGAAGATAGAATCCTGAGTAGAATAAGAATGACTCAAGAAGTGTTGAGGCAATCTTACGCTTGAATGGATCGTCTCCACGATAACGATCTAAAACAATCTCTGCTTTTTTTTGCAAGAATGGATTGTCTTCACTCCATCGGAATGACTCGTCAATGTCTGTGGTTGAACATAGAGTAGAGAATACGCTTGAGTATGACTTAGCGTGTACCGACTCCATAAAGGCAATGTTAGTAATGACTGCTTCTTCGTGTTGTGTACGAGCATCAGGCATAAGGCTCATTGCTCCGATTGTACCCTGGATTGTGTCAAGCATTGTTAGTCCAGTGAATACACGCATTGTGAGAATCTTTTCGTCCTCGTGCAATGTAGCCCAAGACTGTACGTCATTTGCAAGAGGCACTTTTTCAGGCAACCAGAAGTTTGCTGTAAGCCTATTCCAAACCTCCAGGTCTACAGGGTCTTCTATCTTATTCCAGTTAATTGGTCTTGTTATCATAGTTGCCTCCTAAAGCATACAACTTACACACTCTGAAACGTCAGTGCCTTCTAGAGCCATCTGTCGAATTCTGATGTAGTAAATTGTTTTGATTCCCTTACTAAAGGCATAAATCTGTGCCTTATTAATGTCACGTGTTGTAGCAGTATCCTTGAAGAACAGGGTCAGTGATAGCCCCTGGTCTACGTGCTGTGTTGCAGCAGCGTAGGTATCAATGATTGCCTCTGGTCCAATCTCGTATGCATCTGCAAAGTATTCACGATTATCGTTTGTAAGGAATGGTGCAGGGTAGTAGACACGACCAAGCTTGCCTTCCTTACGAATCTCAATCTGAGAAGCGATAGGGTGAATAGATGATGTTGAGTTATTGATGTATGAGATTGATCCTGTAGGTGGTACTGCCTGAAGGTTCTGATTGTAGATGCCGTGCTTCTTTACCAACTTAGCGAGCTCAGCCCAATCCTGTTGTGTTGGGATTTCAATATTTGCATTAGTGAATAGCTTGGCAACCTTCTTGGTTGCTGGCTTCCACTCTTGCTCGATGTACTTAGTAAAGAATTCACCAGTTGCATACTTAGACTTTTCAAATCCATCGAATGGGCTTCCAGTCTCTTTGGCAAGCTTGTTAGATGCCTTTAGAGCGTGGTACAACACAGTGTAGAAATAGATGTTGGTGAAGTCAATCCCCTCTTCAGAGCCGTAGTGAATCTGCTCACGACCAAGGTAGCCGTGTAGGTTCATCTGACCAAGACCAATAGCACGAGACTTCTTGTTACCCTCAGCAATCGACATTACAGATTCAATGTATGACATATCTGCAACCGCTGTCAATGCACGGATTGCTACCTCAATAGTCTTACCAAAGTCTTTGCCATCCATAACTGCAGCAATGTTTAGTGAACCAAGGTTGCAAGAGATATCTTTGCCAATGCTGTCGTAGCTCAGGTCTGCGTTGTATGTGGTTGGTGTGTTAACCTGAAGAATCTCAGAGCAAAGGTTAGACATATTGATCCGACCATCAATTGGGTTGGCATCGTTTACTGTGTCTTCATAGACAATGTATGGATACCCTGACTCAAACTGAAGCTCTGCAATACGCTCAAACAAGACACGAGCCTTGATCTTGCTCTTACGAATCTCAGGGTTGTCAACCATTTCCTGATACTTCTCAGTAATAGAAATATCGCTCATTGGTACTCCGTAGATACGCTCAACATCATATGGTGAGAAGAGATACATATCATCGTTAGTCTTAGCAAGATCAAGTGTGACATTTGGAATAACAACACCAATACTAAGAGTCTTGATACGCATCTTCTCGTCTGCATTCTCACGCTTAGTGTCTAAGAAGTTAAGGATATCTGGGTGGTGTGCGTTTAGGTATACTGCCCCAGCCCCCTGACGAGCACCTAGCTGGTTGGCGTAGGAGAATGAGTCTTCGAGAAGCTTCATTATTGGAATGACCCCAGAAGACTGGTTCTCAATCTTCTTGATTGGAGCACCTGCTTCACGAAGGTTTGTGAGGTTTAGTGCTACACCACCGCCACGCTTTGACAGCTGGAGTGAGGAGTTGATTGCACGAGCAATCGATTCCATGTTATCCTCAATACGGAGTAGGAAGCAAGAAAAAAACTCTCCCCTTTG